GCAGATGAACCATTTTTCTTAGGTCCATAAGGGCCATACATTCCTTCAATGTAAGTTGTTACCATCTCACGATCTTTAGAATATACTTTTTGGATATTTGGTTCTCCTTTGTTATAAGACTTAAAGTTTAAGAATGTTGCTTTATACGACTCAGCGGGTTTACCAGTTTGAGGATGTAATAAACGATTTCTTACTACGTCATTATAAGGTTTGTATTCTTTTAATGTAATCTTATCACCATTTAAACCAGTGTAGGTCATAAACTGACCATGTAGTTCAAGGTTTTGTCCTTCTCCAGCAATAAATTTAGAATCAACTAAATTGAATGCAGATGCTGAACGTTTCATTGCTTGATCAAATAAGTTCATGAACTCACGACCACATAATGCAACATATTCACGAGGACCATCTTCAGTACCATTGTATGCTAAATCTCCCATGAAGTCACGGATAGTTTTTTCAGTCAATGAAGTATAAAGACGTTTGTTTCCTGGAGCAATTTGACCTTCTAATCCAGCACCAGAATAAATAGTATTTCCTGAAGCACCTTTTAAGTCAGTTGTTCCATTAGACTTAATGTTAGATTCACCAAACATTAAACTAATTTCAATCTCATCCATGAATTGTTTCCAAAATTCCCACTCAGCATATTTTACCCAAGTGTTAGTTTTTTCATTAGTTTCAGGATTTAACATTGAAATAACCATAACACGACTGTGAGCAGCACCTGTTACAGAATATTTTTTACGCAATGTAGACATAAAGTTTTCTAACATCATTGGTGTAGCATAGTGAGTTTCACCAGATGTACGAGAATGATCATGCTCTACTAAGTTGTATTCTTTAGATACTTCTTTACCTACTGTTAATAAAGCTGCAGGAACAGATTTAGTAATATCGGCTGTAACCAATTGACATACTAAGATATAATCAGCACCATCATAAATAGGTTCAGCGATTACACGAGCTTTGTAGTCAGGATTATCAAACAATAATACATCACCTTCTGAGAACCATTTCTCATTTACTCCAATTTTAAAAGTTGTAGCGTTAATACCAATGTTAGTTGCTGCATCAAATGCTGCACGAGTAATTGATATCGCTCTACGAGAATCTCCAATGATATTCCAACGATATTGGATACCATCAATTTCCTTAGATTTACCCATACCACCTGTTAAGAATGATAATGCGTTTTTATAACCGTTTTGCTTGTTATAAATACGTGTAATAACTTGACTAGCAATAGCTGGCTCAGTTAAAAAGAATGTAGACAAATGTGAATCTTGAGTAAGACCCGCATGCCAATTCATGTTTGTTATTTGTAATGGACTAATTTGCATTTTTGTTGTTTATATTAAATTAATAATGTGTTTAAATTGAACCGTTGTTTAGAGCATTTCTAAAAGCACTGAAGTTATTATTAGCTCTTTGATCAGCAAATCCATCTGATTGACCAGATTTGATTTTAGATCTACTATCTTTAGTATTTGATAGTCTGCTAGCTAAATCAGAATGTACTTTTGTTTTAACTTTTTGTTCTAGTTTACTTAAATCCCAATCATTCATTGCTAAATAAGCGTACATGTATTGTGAATTAGTATTGGTTTCATTGTGTTTTTGTAATCCTGTTTTACCAGTCTTATCTGGTTTCATTATAAAGTCCCAAAGATTATCTTTAACTTTTGGTGTTAATTTGAAACCTTGTAAATCTTCTTTAGCATATAAGTCAGCTTTGAAATCATCATATTGTTTCTTAGCAATTACTTTTTGTTCAGCATCATATTTCTTTTGAGATTCAAATACTTGATTTTGATATTCTTTCTCAGAAACTTGTAATTTATTTAAAGCTGCTTTAGACTTCTTTTCTAAGATACCAGATACTTCATAAGTATCTAATGTTTCAGTAATTTCATCTTCATCCTCTCCTAATGCTTTAAGATATTCTCTTAATACTGTTTTTTGAGATTCTTCATCATCAACTTTAAAATCATTCCATGAAGCTTGACCATAATAAGTATCCATATAATTTTTTGGATCTCCACCTGCTTCTATAAATTCTACTAATCTGTGAACATCTTCTGGTAAACTCTTTTTATAGTTTTCCACTTCACGTTCAACTGTAGAACTCATTAGTTTTTTTAAACCATCTTCAGAATCTTCAAAAGTTTCTTCATCATAGTCCACTAAACCTTTTTCACCTAACCAACTTGCAAAGACTTTAAGATTAGAACTTTCTTCTTGGCCTTCATCATCTTTTAATTTAGGATCTATATCTTCTGTAGTTCCTTTTGGTTCTTCTTTGGGTAACTCTTTAACAACTTCTTTAGTTTCTACTTTAGGAGTTTTCTCATCTTCGTGAGTATCTTCTAAATCAGGAATTATTGGTTGTGCTACTGAATTATTCTCTTTAAATGATTCTGAGAATTCATCATTGAATTGCATTTCCATTCCTTCCCCAAATGGTGTTTCTAGAATATTAAATTCTTTTTTTGTTTCCTTACTCATGTTTTGCCTTATTAGTAATATACTATAAATATAACTGTTTTGATTATGATCTCCTAATTGAAAAAGTTACACAGTTAAGTAACTTTTTATAGCTTTATTATCCTTTTAATTCTGTATCAAATAGACGCATTGCAATCTTATCTTCACCAAATGCTTCTAATTTATCCATATAAGTAATTACTTTTCCTAACTCTTCTTGTTGTTCTTGTAAATATTTAACAGCTAATTGATATAATAAGTGATTACCATAAGACATAGCATGTTTAGCTAAATCATTACATTGTTGTGTAACTAATATTTCATGAGTATAAGATTGTTTAATAATATCTGGTAATCCTACAAATACTTGAGGTGGTTCTTTTAATGCTGGAATCTTAGGAGTAATTCCCATATCTAATAGGAAAGATTTGGCCCAACCTGCATGAACCATTTCACCATCAGAATCATCCTGCCAAGCTTTAGCTGCACCAGTATATCCTGCATTATTTAACCACAATGACATTATGTGATATAATCTACTAGAATATTCTTCTTGTTCAATTCTAAAGTTTAATATATCTACGCATTCTTTAGATGCAAAAGGATTCTTATTTCCTGCTGGTTTAAAAGTAGGTATTGCCATTATTTAGTAGGTTTTGGTTTATTTCTAATTTTTAATCGTTCAACTTCAAGTTTATTCTTCATTTCTTTTTCTTTAAGTTGATGATCTCTTTTCTGCATAAGTTCTTGAGATTTATTTTGTACCTCAATAGCTTTAATTTTCTTATTCTCTAATTCATTCTTCATTTTAATCTCTTTATCTTTCTGAGCTAACACTGCATCATGTTTAGCTTTATCATGTCCAAGTTTAGATTGTTCTAAGAACATCTTAGACCCTAACTCTTGTTGTGCTAAAGCATTAGCTGCAATCTCTGAAGGATCTGGTATACCATTATCATTAAGATCAAGGTCTTGTTGTTTATTATATACAGCAATCTCAGCAACTTGTATTTTAGTAGAATTATTAGCTTCAGCAATATACCTTTCTTGATCAAGTTTTAAATGATCTAATTCAACTTGTTCAGCATGCATTTGTTGTTGTAATCCTTCAATCTTCAATTCATGTTCTTGTTGAGCTTTACCCTGATCAGCATTGCGTTTGTAGAATTCTTCTTCTTTACGTTGTAATAATCTAATAATATCTCTAGGTGAATCATTAATTAATGTTTCAACTATTGCAGATAAATCTATTTTTTCAGATTGTAATGCTACTTGAACTAATTGATCTAATTTAGCTTTTAACTCAAGATCTTTAGTATTGTTTGTTACAAATACATTAAACTCTGAATTCTCAAATTCATTCTCTTCTAATGTAAGCATTTCAATACCCATATCATCTAAAACATATTGAGCAACTAATCCTTTCTTATAACATATTTTAGCTACTTCAATCATTCCAGTATAAGCTCTACGTTTAACTTCAGCATGAGCTTCATATAAATATTCAGTAATTAAAGAAGACTGATTAACAGATCTTTCTACATTACCAACTAATTCAGAGTTATTAATAGCACCTAATCTTTGTGGAGTAACTCCAGATACAAATGCTACCTGTTGTTTAATATAATCCAACATATTGATATATTGTTGGATAGATTGACTAAGACTTAAATCTATTGCTTGGAACTGATTAAACTTATTAGCTAATTGTCCAGTAGCAGCACCTTTCTTACCTTCTTCAAAACTATTAATAAATGCGATATTCATCTCTTTAAGATAATATAACCATCTATCAATATCAATACCTTGACTTGCAGGAATCTGGGCCAAGTCCATTATAAACTTCTTACCTTGATCTGAAGCAAATGCTATCTCTAATCTATAAGATATAATATCATATAAATATTGGTAAGGTTTTAACCTGTCTATTAAACTAACTGATTGTGAGTTTGTAGCCTCATAGATGAATCCTGTGTAACCCAATCTACAAAAGTAAGGATTATCAAGTCTACGTCTTTGATTAGGTTTAGGTTTAATCTCTGTGAATATATCTAAACCAATTTTAACACCTTCCCAGGCTTCATTAATCCAATACCATTCTACTTTAGCATCTGAAAAAGCTTCTTTAAATATTCTTGTATTAAATAACTCATCTACTATTTCAGTTTGAGGAGTTCCTTCTTCATCAGTCCAAGTTAATTCACCAATCTTTTTCATTGATTTCCATTCAACTCTTGTAACTCTTATAGAATAGTTATTACTATTATTACCATTATAAGCATTAGTTGGAGTTACCCCAGCAAAAGCATTTTGACCATTAGTTACTTCAAATTGTGGTTCAAATCCACCAGCGGTATTAAAAGAACCAAAGGTTCCTCTAGTATAATTTTCTAATTTTTCTACATCATCTTTAGATAAAGAATCACCATACTCATCAAGTATAGTATTTATTGCAAGCATTCTTTCTTCAACTACTGCAATAGCATCATCTACAAAAGTAGTATCTCCATCAAGTATTACTGTTAAATTAACAGGATTAACTCTACGCATAGCTACTTCATTGTTTTCAATACCTATCCAATAAACTTCTTCTCCTGCAATTAATGCATCTTTCCAACCTTGAGAGAATAACAGTCTCGTATTAAGTTTCTTCTTTAAAGACTTTAATATCTTATTGGCCTTAGATTCAATTACATCTGACGGCGTATATTTTTCATGTTTAACAATTTCTTCCGGTGGAGGCGGTGGATTGTTAGGATCTGCATTAGGATCAATTTGATAAGCCAAACCTTGTTGTAAAGCCTGGAAAATCTTTTCTTTAACTGCTGAAGTCTTACGGTTAATATCATCTGGAGATTCTGAAACTACTATATGATTATCTGGACGTTTAGTTTCTTCACCAATTAATAATCTAATTGGTTCTGATATAATATCATAATGTTGAAATCTAGCTGCAAATGTACTAGATGTATTTACACCTAGTGGATCACAGATAGTTTCAATATCTTTATGGTTTACTTTACCATTATATAAATCATAGTTAATTAATTTCTTGAATCTATCAGATCTTAAATTACTACCATTTGTATATCTATAATTTGAATAATAATTAATACAAGATTTACCCCACTCTTTGTCTTTACTAGACATAGGTAGTTTTTGTTGTGGTAAATTTTGACCACCTAGATTAGCATATATATCTTGACTCATTAGTTTATACTTGGATTAAATGTAGAACTTCCACCTTTAAATATACGGGATTTCTGGTATATCTTTTCTAAGAAGTCTCCAGTTATAGATCTCATATCTGATAGCTCTTCTACATGTATTCTATGTAATTCATATGTTTGTAGAATACAAAGCATTACTGCAATAACTCTATCTGTATTTATTTCACGATCATAAGCTATTAATTCTTTAAGTAATGGTATAGATTTAATAGTTTGAAATCTAAGTTGTTTAACTCCTTCTACTTCACTATTAACTTCTTCATATAACCATTTCTTAAGATATAATTCACATTGATCTTTAATACCACTAGCACCATTACTACCTCTATTCATATGAATACCGTAACCACGTTGTACTCGAGAATCTTTAATCATATCTCTAATAATACCTGGTTGTTCACACATAAATCTCAATGAGTTCTTTTGTTCAAAATAAACTTTTAAACCTTTTAACTGATTCTCATACAATACTTTACCATTATAATACATACATAGTTTTCTACAAACTTCATAGAAATCTTCTGCAGTATCCGGTCTAGATGTGTATTCAGCAACTATAATATCATGAGTTCTATCTGCTCTATAAAATCTTTTATATACAAATATAGAACCCAAGGATCCTGATTCAGATTTATCTTGATCGTAAGGGTCACACCCTAAAATATATAAATAATTAGGTATTTCTCCATTATCTTGTTTTTCAGGATGTTCCCAGATTACAGCACAACCATTAGTTGTATAACCTTCTCCTGACTTAGGATCTTTTCTTAAAGGGAAATCAACTATGTGAACTAGATCATTATCTGGCCTCCATTTAACATTTCCTTCATCAAAGAATAGTTCACCCTTTTGAGCTTGACCTCTAAGACTTGGAGTATTCTCTAAATGACCTAACCATTCTAACATCTCTGGAGAACCAAAGACATTACCTTTATTTCTTAAGAATGCTTCTTTCCAAGTACATGGAAACTGAGTAGTGATATTATGTATTGCCTTAGGATCTAAACCATGTTTAGCTTTACCTCTTAGAAAATCAATATCATCTTGAGCCGCTTCATAGTTAGAGTTACCATCCTCATCAACCATGGATTGTTTATACCATTTAGATTCCGGATTAAGACATAAACCCAATCTACCTTTTGTAGCAGAACTAAAGAATCCTATTCTAGAATTAGGATTAAATGGATCCTCAAAATCTAACATGTTATATTTCTCAGGATTAGTAAACATCTCATAGAAATACTTACTACCTGAATCCATATCACCAGAAGATCCAAATACTAATGATACTCCTGTATAAGTAGAACCATCTTTAATTAAAGGTTCAGTATATCCATAAGTATCTGTAATATTATTAAATACACCTGCTTCATCTAAGATTAACCAGGATGCACTTAAACCAACTGCAGCTGTAGGATTATCTTTAAATGATATGGCCCTAACTTCAGAGTTAAAACCTTTCCAAACTTTAACACCACTTACCGTAGCTTGGTATCTAGCTTTAATAAAATCCTTTAAATCCGGATTACGTTGCTTTCTAAACTCTGTATTAGTATTAATAAAGTTAGAATTATCTACAACCATGTTCATTGTATTCTGACTGAATGAACTAAAGAAGGCCCCTATTACTGCTTTACTATCTGGATAGAAGTAGAATTCATGTGTACATATTGCTGCAGCTTTATAAGACCAACCTTGACGACGACCTTTTACTGCAACTAGTGATTTCTGATTTAGTCTACAATATTCTACCATGTGGAAGAACTCATAATCTAAATCTATAAACCTAGGAAAGATTTTAGATTTCTTTCCAGTCTTTTCATTAAGACCTAATATGGGACAAAAGTTTAAATAGAAGAAATGTTGGCCCGTGAGATGTTGACCACAAGAGTTAGTAAATCCATTTAAACATAAATCTTTTACATCTTGCCAGAATTCTAAGTATTCAATAGTACCTGGTATGGAAGTAGTATATAATCCTGTTCTATTGTATTGTTCTGCAAGATATGAGAACTCTTTAGTTTTCTTAAAGAAATCTACACAGACAATATATTTATTATCATTTAACATATTGTTGTATTAGGATTATGTTGCCAATCCATATCATAGGTTTTTGTAAAATCTTTTACTCCTGGAGGATAATTTATAATTGGTGTATTTATGTATTCAGGTGTAATCTTAGTAAATACTAATTTAAGATGATCTTTAATTATTTGAGTTTGTTTCTCATCAATAGATTTAGGATCTGCTGTTTCCATGAATCCTTGTAACCAATATGTAAATTGTTCTGTTGTCATAATAACTTTTTTATTTTACTTTCTAATGTCCATAAATAACTAGCATATTTATACTTCTGTTTATTTACTAGTTTTCTTCTAATTAATCTTATTAACCAAAGCATAATTAATGGTTTTGTAATATTTTAATTACTTTTGCATCATACTTTCTACCAGAAAATTCTCCAAATAACTCCCCACCAGGTAATTTAGTTTCACTAGCATCATATCTAACATAACCATTGGGTCTTATTATTTTAAAATTATCATAGCGTACAATAAAACCTACATTAAATGCAAGGTCATCTCTTTCTTCACCTGTAGAGTGTTCATGTAAAGGAGCTTCACCAACTTTATAATTTTTAAAATACCATTCTATTTTATCCATAATTATTATCCTTCAAATAAACCTAATGTTGCCTGGCCACGAACAGTGTCCCCAGATGCTTGTTCACGGTTACAATTATTTAATGCTGCTTGTATTGCTTCTTGCACTTTAGGCATAGCAATAATACTATCTGTTATCTTCTTAATATTGTCTTCATTGTAATCTACTCCTTTAAAGAACTCTTCCATTTTATTAATAGATTCTTGAACAGATCTAAATAACTTCATTGCTGGAGTAGTATTAATAGTTTCATAGATTTTAATACATTCTTCTAGTTCTTTAGTTAATTTAAATTTATCATCTTTAATGATGTGACTTAAGATTAACTTAGATCTATCTGCATTAGAATGTTGGAAGAAAGGTGATTTATATGAAGCATAATACCAAGTATATTTAATCATATTAAATGCCTGAGTCTTATCCTTAGATTTATCTTTCTCCCAAATAGATTTGAATGGTTCTATAACCAGACACTCTGGAGCTACAATAATCTTACTATCTATTAAGTCTATTATTTTTATCATTTAATTTTTATTCTTTTAAATTTACTGTAAGATTTTTCAAATAGATCATATGCATCTCCCATTATATGTCCTTGTAGATAAGCATAAGCCTCATTAGCATCTTTTCTTTTAAAATAGATTTGTTTAGCTTCTAATATATCTTGAATTAAATGAATCATCTCATGACCTATTGTATCCCAATATTCCTTCTTATCTTCATTATATTGAATTAACATAATAAAGATTCTGGTATTATATTTAGGTGAAATCTTATTAAAAACTATTCCTCTACAATCAGATAGATCTTCTGTAATACCATAAAAAGTATTTAAGTATTTATTAACAGCTAACATATCATTAGTTACCTGGATAAATACTGGACATCCATATATGGGTATTATTATTTCTTTATGCATTATTTCCCAAAACCTTTAATAATGATTGGACTAAAGTAGTTATCTTTTAGTGTTTTATATGGTGTATTAAACTTATAGAACTCACCATCATATTTACCCGTACTGTATTTATTTATAATTCTACCTTTAGAATTAACATGTTGTTCTATTTGTAAACTTTCAACTATAAATAGTTTCTTTTGAAATACTCTTAATGGAATATACTTATTAACAGAAGTAGTATTTTCTGGTATTGGATATTGTGATATGCATTCTAGTTCTATTATCATATTATTTAATCCAAAGTCCTTTAGGGCATTTTTTATAAGGTGCTCTAGTAGCAGCAATTATAGGACACCCACAACCACCTTTATCAGAACTACAAATATTATTTACATTAGTAGGACATGTAGAACATATTGTAGCTCTTTCTAAAGCAATAATCTCTACTTCTGGGTTTTCCCAAATAACATTAGTCCATCCCTGTATAATATCTTGTAATTTACTCATTAGTTTCTAATTTAGTTTTCTTTAATTTAATATAATCTTGATTGTAAACAGTTGGTCTAAACTTACCTAGGTAAATTAATTGAACTATCTTACCTTCTCTATTACTCATTGTATCTCTTATAACCCTAAACTGAGAGTCACAAATTCTTTCAAGTTCAACTTTAGACAAAGTAAACTCACTCTTAATTTCATCCAATATTTCTTCATAGATATTACTTTTTGTTGAGTTCATTATTCAAAACTAATATTAAGTGAATCATGTTTAAATATGTGTATCAAGTTAGGATTAACTTTAAGAGTTAATTTATCAACTTGTTGTAATACTTTCTTTTCTTTTAACTTCTTAATATAATTATTAAAGTTAAATTTATCCATATTCAAATGCATTCTAACATCTGTTCTAGTATCTTTATCAATAATAGATATATGTTTATCTATAATAACAACTAATATCTCAATCTCTTTAGAGGTTAAGTTACCTATGATAGGATTGATCATCTCAATCATAAGTTTATTTTTATTAGCTATAGGTAGTTTAAGTTTAAATTCCATACTACAAATATAACTGATTTGATTATAATAACCAAATAAATTATATAACTAAGTTGATTATATGTTCATGACTCATGAACAAAACTTAAATCTGAACAAGACACAATATTCCCCTTCTAGTTTTTATACCAGATGTTGGGATTAATCATAAACTTATATCTATCTGTCTTGAACCCTCCTAGTGTTATCTAGTGTCTGCTTACTTTAATCCTGTTAATTCAGGAGGATACTTCATACCTCTTGTAGCAGCTATAGAACTTTCGTTTATAATAATTTTCGTACCTATTGGGGACATTTCATTTCAAGATGACAGATTATTAATCTCACTCTACTCTTATAACCCAACTTCTAACCAACTTTTAACTTATTAGGTATTACATTGGTGAGTTTAATTTTACTTAAACAGTACATACAAATATAAGCTTTTCTTAGGACATTACCAAATCTATTTTAACTATTCTTCAGTTAAAGGACTAGTCCCGGTAAATAAATAATACTTATTAATCTTTTCAGCCATAATTAACTTATCATTAATTTGGTCCATATCTTCATAATCTATTTTATCATTATAGTGTTTCTTAGTTACACCCATTTTTAGATAGATAGATCCATCAGGTAATACTCCTTTGATTTGGTAATCTTTGAAATTCTTGCTCATTTTATTTAATATTTAATTGTTGCATTAGTTTAATTAATTCAGATTTGTTGAATATTGTAAAAGACATTCTATAAACCTCACTACCATAAGATGAATATGTTTCACTTTTTATTAAATAGAAGTTATTGTCTAATTGTTCTAAAGTATAAGTAGTTCCAGTATTGAACCCATACTCTTTAGTTAATTGATAAGTATTTAAATCTTTACCTGTAAAAGGTGAGTTTTTAGTATGATTTAATTCCCAACCTAAACTTTCTATATCAGATTGATCTAGGTATTTAACTCTAATATTTTCTAATTTCTTATTATGTAAGAATCCTTCAAATTGAGTTTCACTTACCCATTTATCTCCGTAGTTTACTTCATAATCAAAACCAATATGAAATTCATTTAATTCAGGTGTGTAGTATAAGTTATTTTCCATTTGTTATCCAGGTTAAAGGTTTAAGTCTTTCTATTCCTTCAGAAGTTATTTTATAAGCACATTCACTATATAAAAATAAATCCTCTAAAAGAAGTTTTGATAAATTTTTCTGATCTTCCCAAAACTGTTGTTGTTCATATTCTGATGTACTAGCCATTACCAACTAAATTGTTCTTTAGGTTCATTATTAATATTTTCAAAGTAACTAGTTATAAGTTTATGTCTAGTACTCATGTAACTTGGACCATCTACTGCAAAACTAGCAGGTTTAATTATATTAATATAATCTGTAGTTAATAACTCAATACTAACATTATTTAGTATCATAGTAGTATGTTCTTCAGTAGGATGTCTATATTTAATTGTTAAATTCATAAAGTAAAGTTAAGTATTATGTATTTAACTACCAAATAAATCTTTAAGTTGGGTGACATAGAATATAGCTTAATTGTAAACTTATAGGTTGATAAATTTAGATTAATGTAAACTCAATATTTATTTCCATAAGATAAAGATGGGTATAATTTTTTATTTTAAAAAATATTTTTTGTAAAATTTTTGTGTATTTGAAGATTTGGTACACCCCTCATCAACCTACCCCCACTAAACCTTGAGAGAAAATAATTTCTTTCACAACCTTTAAACTATCACATTATGAAAACTTTATTAGATTACTTAAAAGAACTTGGTGCAGTTAAAGCATCTGTAGTTAGTGGACCAAATGGTAAATTTATTAGCTATACCTTAAAGAATGATGCTAAGGGTACATTACCTATTGGTAAGAACAGCTATGCTGGTACATTAGCAACATTTAGTGTATTAATAGCCGAGAATGGTCAAGCTATTGCTACTATCAACTCTTATGAAGAAGTTGAGAGTATAGATTTATAGTAGAGTGAGAGCCTTGTGCTCTCCTCTTTATTTAATTCTAATTCAATTAACTAATTAAACTCTAATTCAACTTAATATACATATTAATAATATACTCTTGGTTAATTACCAATTGATTGAAGGCTTGTACTTTAGTTAGTTCTTGTTGAACAAACAACTTGGAGAGTTTATTAGTTAATTAATTGATTGGTTAAAGAATTGATGATTAATTAGTTGATAATTGTTGATTAAGTGTTGATATCCGTGGGTTACACCTCACATCCTCACCAATTAACCCTATATACATAATACTCAAATACATAACTCTCTTATTTATTAATAGCTAAATCAAACTTATTATTAACCATAAAACTATCATATTATGAAAAACATTATAAACTGGCATAAAAACTATATAACTGATAGTTCTATGTATAAATCATTACACTATGACCTTGCAACGGATTTAATCAGAGAAAATAGAATTATGTCTTTCTATGATTATTCAGTATTTGCTAAAGGTTATGGATTATCATATATGAACGAAGATACATTCAATGATAAACTAATCAAATAAAACATTAATCTCTTAACGGTGGTCGCCTGGAGATTTAAAATCAACTAAACCAATCAAATCATGAAACAAATCTTATTCCTATTAACTTCACTAACACTTAGTTTAGTTATAATACTAACAATCTGTCATTAATATTAACTAACTAAAACTATAATAAAATGACAAAACATTTGAAAAACATTCTACTTATAACTCTAAGTTTTCTTGCAATATTAGACTTAATTCTATATATAAGTATTAAATTCATCCTATAAATTAACCAACTAAAAACTATCCAAATGAACTCATTTCAAACTCAAACTAAATCAGGTAAACCAGTTATCAATAGACAAACTAAATTACCTGAATTCAATAGATCAGTACATCACAGAATCAATGCTATTAAAAAAGAATTAGGTTATATAAACAATAAACCTAATCATGATCAAATATGGGCATCAATATGTGTAAGTGTATCTATGTTATCCTAATTTCATCTATTTCAATATTCCACTGTTAATCAATTAGTTATCTGATTGTTTGTGGGTATCGGAATAGATTATCTACATTATAGGGGCTCACATCTGCCTATATAATATGTGAAAGTCATGGGTCTCAATGTGATGAGAACCGTTATACTCGGACTAACTAAACTCTTATCTACCAAAAATCGCAACTCAGTGTAGTTTAATAATGTGCAACATTATAAGAGTTTATACTAAATTATCAATCATTTAAAACTAAATAATTATGTTAACAATAATCAAAATAATAGCAATAATATCATTATTAGCTTATGGTATAAACATTATATCAGATGTTTGTGATATTAAAAAACCATTTAAAGCACATATAACATATGGAGTTATAGCAATACTATCATCTTGGTATCTACATCCAATGTTATCATTCTTCCTCTGTTGTATCTTAATACCTTATTCACTTATTATATTAATATCATACATTAAAAACCCTTAATCGTGAAAACAACTATTGAAGAACAAGTATATATGAAGATTTCACAAATACTAGCTGCAGACACAGCATATATATATGCATCAATCTTATATTCTTAAAATATTAAACATTTAATAAGCTCTCATCTAATTAATTAGCTATTTATAGCACTTCGACATCTCTTCTTGAGAATACAGTCATATATTAATTACATCATCTTATTATTTGTTAAATAGTCCTTATATGAACTCTAATCATATTACAAATCAATCAAATAAATAAACAATTAAATTAACAATTAAAAAACAATTATTATGAAAAATTCAGTTAAAGTAACAGCAAATCCAAACACAGGTTTAGTATTCACTTCTACAGGTGTATCAGCAAAAGATGGTAAAGAATACGGATTTATTCGTTTAGAAAGCAAATCAGTAGATTTTAGTGGTGCTGTTGCATCAGTAAGAATATTATCTGCTTTAAAAACAATTAGTAAAGAAGCATTTGATGCCTCTGGTTTGATGCAAGGTCAAGAAATTGATGGTCAAATCATCATCAAAGAATCTACTATTAAAAATCCTTTTAGAGCTAATCAAGAGCCTAAACGTCAAGGAAAAGATGGTGGTATCTTATTATCAAATGGTTTACCTATCTATCGTGAAACAGAATTCACAACAGATATGAGTGTAGCTAATGTATTAGTTGCTCACACATCAGTAGCTCCAGTTACTGTACCAGTTGAAGCTAAACTTAACAGCTAATATAATTCCTATGCTCTAGCTCTGCTATCATAGGTTTTAAAGTGTATTGTCTTCTAAGGGTAAGAAGAGGTGGCTTTGGGCTGCCTTCTAATGTAGGTTCGACTCCTATCAATACACCCAATTAATTCATTGTAATACATTAGTATATAATAATGTAAAGTATTAAATAAACCTGGTCTGGTTAGTAGAGTAATTACTACATGTTATTCATCAAAGAATTAATATTTAATATATTATAATGAATTAAGATTTTTGTCTAGTTTATGTGATAGTTTATCTAGACACATTTAAGCATTATGTAAAATGCTCCTTTTAGGTTAGTTGGTTAAACCTTTTATTTAAAATATTAAATTATAATAGAGTAATATGAAGCAAGATACATTTAAATAGTAAAACTATTATAATTTATAACCTCGCCAAGATTAGGTTAGACTTGGCCATACTAGCATTAAAAGTGCACACTAGATAAATAGCGGTAATCGTCTACTAGGCTCGGTAATAGAGTAACGAGAAGAGATTTAAGAGTAACACAGTTGAAGAACAAATGTTTATGAGCTGAAATATGCATAGAAATCATAAGATCAGTAGCCTGCTCCGGACTTTAATGGGCTCATATTAAATAGATACCGAGAATCGGTTTATGAATTCTACTCTCGCAACCGGAGTTACTTACAATATGATGAAAAACCTGTATATAAGCGTGGTTAGAAACTTCCAGGATAAAATGAAGTGATGTAAGTTAAATCTATTTATTATTTATTTAAACAAACTCAAATGTTGTCCATTAACTTGGTAGTTGTATTAATTTTAGTTTTTAATCTATTCTATTTTTTAATACACAAACATGAAGCATTCAATTAGGTGAGAAGCCTATTCTTTTTAAATTAATCAACTAATATGTATACTTTTATAGCATTATGTAAACACAATAATATTAAATTATTTCCTTATAATAAATTAAAATATGAAATAATCTTCAATTTATTACACTTTCCAAATTAATCAACTAAAATATAATATTATGAAGCTACCAATATTTACAAATGAAGGTATAATATTAGAAATTATAGATTATAATGATAATTATAACTATATAAGATATTGTTCTTGGTCTTATGAGGGTAATATTGAAAATAGTACAACATTCTATTTAAGACCTAAACAAGAAAAATCTTTTACAAATGATTTACTACAATCTAAAAAGAAACAATGGTATTTACCAACATTTATGCATGGTAAAGAAGTAAGTAGATTTTATATACCAGAAAGATTCTTAACATTAATTAATAACTCAATCAACTAAAATAAACAACTAAAAATCAAACAACTATGAAAAATCTAATCAACTTTAAATTATTTGTAATGATAATTACAATAGTTTTAATCACAGTAAATAGTTTTGCACAACAACCTGGCTTTGATACTAATGTTAATAAAACTAGAAGAGAATTAACAAAACTAAGTCAAAAATCAATTAAACTTGATCTTGCTATTACAGTTAATAATAAATCAATTGATGATACATCTTATGTATTAAGCATTGTAAATTATAACACTGGAATAGAAACAAATGTTAAAGTGTCTAATAAGTTTATATTATTCTTAGAATATGATATTGAATTTGAAATATCTGTATCTTATAAAGGAACTAATATGAAAACTATTATTGTTAATACTAATGCACCAGAAAATAATTGGTATGTAATATCAGGTATTAACTTGAGTACAACAAATCATAATCGTATTTTAGCTGGTGGATTAAAATATGATAAATTAAAAGATACATTTATTAAATATTAAAATATGAAAAACATAAAAACATCAATTAAAATAATATTCTTATTTGTAACAGCAATATTAATGAGTAAAATACCTGAATTATTTCCAACATTCTTTGGAGATTGGTTATGTAAAGGTAGTGGTACTGAAAAATTAACAAATAGTATATATACCCATTATTTAGGTTGTGATTATAATTCTAGATATCATAATCCTGAATGGCATTGGGGTTATCAACATTATTTATTATTAACAATGGGGATAGTATTATTTATATATCAAATATTTGATATTGTAGATAAATATGATAATGATTAAACAATTTAAAGGGATAATAGTAGAAATATTATTATCCCTTTTTTTAAAACCGCAAATAAATAAATTATGATATTAAGAATGCTAAGAGTTATATATTATAGAAAAATTTTAGAACAATGTATAATTGATAATAATCAATTAGGTATAAGATTTTGTAATATGAAAATAAGACAACAATTATTTAAATTTAAATTATGAAATTAAATAACAAACAATTAAACATTATAGCAAACATAGCGTATATTATTTTATTTGTTACACTTGTGATAATGGAAATACATCTTATAATTGCAATAAATGAATTATGAGTCCTGAAAACAAAGTAAATTATTATTTACATATATTTAATAATGATGTTAAACAATCTATTAAATTATGTAAACAATTAAAATTAACATGTGTTACACAAAAAGATTTAAATTATTACAATGATATATTAACAATATTAAAAACAAAATTATGATTCAAATAACAAATGAACCATTACCATCAATATTAAAAGATCCATTTAGTAAAATATCAATTAATGCTGTTAGAGTTCATTATGTTGAGTCTTCTTTTACTGAAGGTATGTGGAGAGCATATGGGACAGTTAGTTTTAAAAATGGAAATACTTCTGGAGAACAAGCGTTTGAAGGAATTGATTTTAATGAAATAGTAAATCAAATTAAAATATTTATAGAAACAATTAAATAAACAAAATTATGAAAACAATAATCTTATTAATTACAATTATGATGTTAAACATCAGTTGTAAAAAGAAAAAGTCAGTTGAGCCTGCTCCTGCACCAGTTAAAGAGTTTAAAAGATGTTATGCTAAAGTAATATTTAAACAAGATAGTTTAGTTACTTTTTATATTCCTCATCAAATACAAGTAATAGTGTTTGATAAATCTCCAAGTGATCCTACATTTAATATTGTAACCAATAAAGTTAGTTCAAATTCTAATTCTTTTGCAACAGGTTCTACATATACAACATTTACTGTACCTGTAGATTTAAACTTACTTTCATATAATGTAGATAAACCATTTACTTATTGGATTATGGTTTCTGTTGGTTTAGAAAGTGTAGATGGTTTACATGATAGATATAATCAAACTGTTAAACAATATACATTTAATGAAGGAGAGAATGGTACAATTAATTTTAAAACAATACCATAATAACATTTAATCTAGTAGTTCTAAAGACTACAATTTATAATAAAACAAAGGGTGTCGCACAAAGTTACAAACAAAGAGGAGAGGTGAAGGAACTCCCAATTATAAATAGATTTGATAGCACTACGTAGTTTCGTGAAAACAGATAAAAACTAACTACTGTTCTACTTAGTGTAAAAACCATAGATAAATAAATTAATCAACAAATAAAATAAATGAAAGACAAAGGAAAACAATTAGAGATGCTATTCTGTTGGGCAGCATTTTACTCAAACAACAAAACTTTAGAAGTTCCTACTTTTGCTAATATGGCTAAGTATAACAAAGTACAAAGAGAAATTAATATTATTAGAAAAGAATTAATCGACTAATTATGAAAGTACCATACACTAAAGTAGTAATAGAAAGTGCTGGAGTTAAATCTAGTAAGAAAGTATCAACAATTGATACAGGAGAATATCAAGTTAAGCGTAGTCAAATATTAGCTGAAATCAATGCTAATAAGATTGTAATTGATAGAGATTGTTTTATTAAATCACATATGGAAAAAGTAGCTTTAAAACAAGCTAAAAGATCTTATATGTTATCTAAAACAACAGCTATTCATAACACATTAAGAGCTGAAACAATCAGTTATATTGCTAATCATCCAATGGTTTGTGGTAATTTAATATTAACAGTAATTAAATAAAAATAAAAACAAAATGAATTTATCAACACATAATAAACTAGCAATGCTTTATAGGGCATTCTATAATAAAGAAGAATTACCAAATAATTTATGTAATTATTTTTGGGCAAGCTTAATAATGCTTTTGAGTTTACCATTTCTTTGGCCTGCAATTATAATTAATAACTTTGTTGCACCATTTAAATGGAAATATAAAGATGACTGGGATGATACACTTTATGATAATCCTTATTATACAAGAGGATATAAAGAACCAATACCAACAATTGTTGGATTTTTTATAAATTGTGGATTATTTTTCTTAGGTATGTTATTTACAAAATTATTTTATAGTAGTACTTGGGAATATATGTCAGTTTATAAATTTTATATTAACGGTATAATTGGAATTATAATAGGTATTATTATAATAACATTATTTGTTAAATTATTAATTTATTTATCTAATTTAAATCCTAAATCTGAAGAACAATTAAAATTAGAAAGAACTAAAAGATATGAAAAAGATCGTTTAAAATCTATTAAATATAAACAATCTTTTAGATATTTAGTTTGGCAACGTATCATTGCCTGGAAAGAAAATAATTGTCCAATAATTCATTGGGAAAATACTAAATAATGCTTCTAAATAAACAATTAGAACTAATAACTACTAAAAACATTACATTACTTAATCCAACAATGAAAGAAATGATTTATTGGAGTAATCATAATGTATATGTTTTTATTGAGTTATTATGTAAAATTAAATAATACGTGTAAAGTCATGCTTTACTAAACTGCAATGATATATAAGCAGCGTTATAATTATCGCAAGATTATTATTCATAAGAATACGTCAAGTTCTATTTGGGGGTGATTTGGCACTTGATTACCTTACAGTCTATAATAAGCAAGTAGTGAGATGTTATCTATCACTTTAATCTATGGTTTCAAGCTCTAACAGGCACTGTTGTAATAACCAACGAAGTAGGAGGCATCGCTGATGTTCTTGCTGTTGTAAAACGTAGCTCAGCAAAAGTTATTAAATTAACACCTGCTCCAATTGCAGAACTAGAATTAGCAGCCTAGATATTGGAAAGGACAAAGGATGAGTCTAAAACATATCCACGCTTTTTGTACATATTGGAAGTAAACTAAAATGTTCTATTTTATCATAAGAAAATGATATATTCTGTAACAGAAGAAAAACAGTGCTAAACTTGTAGAAAATTATAAATATGTGGGAATAAGACGAGGGTTCGACTCCCTCCACCTCCACCAACTTTCGTATAAAAGTAATTATTGGTAGCATCCGATGTGTAATAGTGTGAAGTAACACAGCCAATAATTTTAAAATTAAAATAATAAATCAACCATGATTCGCTATCATGACCTATTGGTGCTGACCATATGTCCAATAATCTAACCTAGGAATAGATTATTAACTTGGAGGAAATCTATAATATTTAGGTAAAAGAAGAAAGTACAGAACATATTATTGGTAACAATTTTATGTAAAGCAGATTTATTATTTTATAAAACATGTTTAGGTGGCGGAAGTTAGACGCAACTCAAGAGGTAATGGATAGTGGTCGAGGTATTTATATCAGAGGACGCTTTTAGGAAAGCCATTGTGTAGGTTCATATCCTACCTTAAACACACATAAAACTATCAAAGTTATTAAAGTGAGATAGTCTATAAATGGAACAATCTACAAAGACCATTATAGTTTAAATACAGGGAATAACCAGCTATAGATGCCTGTATTTTTCATTAAATATTAATTAAACAAATAAGTTCTGTGAATGGTGCAGAATAATTTAGATCCTCATTACAAAGTTAATGTGTATAAGCTTAGAGTGTTTAATTATCTCTAGTCGACAGAGTAAACCACTTAGGATAGTCCTAGGTGGTTTTAAATTTAAAAAAAACTATGGAAATATTAAAAGAAATAAAAGATTATAAAGGATTATACAAAATTAGTAATTTAGGTGTAATTAAAAGTGAAATAACAAATAAAATTTTAAAAAATAAACTAAATAGTAAAGGATATTTTTGTGTAAACTTGTATAAAAATAAAATTTCAAAAACACATACAATACATAGATTATTAGCTGTATATTTTATAGAAAATTTAAATAAGTATCCATGTGTTAACCATATAGATGGTAATAAAATTAATAATAATTTAAATAATCTAGAATGGTGTTCATATAGTGAAAATAATAAACATGCATATGATATAGGATTAAAGAAAATGTCAGAGTATAATAAAAAGATTCTTTTTAAAAAAGTAATTGATAATAATACGAAAATTATTTATAATTCTATAAAAGAAGCCTCAATTAAAAATAATATTAATTACACTACTTTAGGATTGAAATTAAATAACAGAATAAAAAATAATACAAACTTTAAATTTTACATAGAAAATGAATAAACTATTAAATTATTATTGTACAATGCTTATTTTCTGCAAAGGTAGGCCATCAACACTATCTCAATTAAATAATTGGGAATTAAATGGTATTATATTACATATTAATAAGTATCCTCAAGGATTACTTAATGGATATTCTAAATCAGAATACATTAATGCAGTTAATTACATACTTAAATGTAGAAGTCAAATTAAGAATCATAAAATAGTAATAATAGAAACTAGATTAGCTAATAAATCATTAATAATAGCTAATGAATTATCTAATTTATTACTAAGAGCTATGATTAATACTGAACAATGTTCAAAAAGAAAATTAGTATTAACTTAAAATAATTAAAAAATGAATCAAAATGATTTAAAAAAAGGTGAAATATATTTTAGTGAAAATTATGCTAATAAACCAAATAATAATTTTATATTACAATATAATAATTCAAATAGTAATTGGTTTATTCCAGATATAACAAATAATCATAGTGTTAGAAGATTTAATTCTGGAGAATTTGTTTCTACACAAATTACAAGATTAGCAACACCTGAAGAAAGACACTGGTTAAATGAATGTATTAAAGCTGATAAATATATAACTAAAGATGAAGCTTTAAAAAGTAATAATAATTTAATACATGGTAAATATAAAATTAATGATATTGTAGTATCTTTATCTACTGTTACAGAAGCTAGATTAGTTGGAGATATGTATAAAGTATTATCTGAGTCAAGTGAACCTTATTTGTATTATCTTCTTAATTGTTTCAGTTCTCAAAGCGATCAATGGAGATTAGCAACAGATGAAGAAGTTAAAGCCTATAATAATGGTATTACAAACATTACTAAAATACCACCAACTGTTGAATCACTATTAATAGTAGGAAAATGGTATAAAAATAATGATTCAGTAGGATATATTGCAAAACTAGCACCACCTGAGAAAAATTTAAATTTTCCTTCTAATGAATACATTTATAATAATATGTATGAAAAATTAAAATATACTGGTACTTTTGGTGTTAAATGGTTAACAAATTCAATAGAAGTTCCTTTATCAGAAATTCAACAATATTTACCTGATGGACATATGGATAAGATTAGAGTTGATAAAGAAGTTATACCAGAATATGTTAAATGTATTACAAATCATATAAATGTAGGATATTTATATGATAAAATATATAAAGTAAGTTCTAGTAATGGAGATGTAATAGGTGAAGAAAATAAAAATTGGTATGGTAATATTAATGGTAAAACTACTTCTAAGTTTAAACCATCAACTAAAGAAGCTTATGATGTTCAAAATACACCTAAAGAATTAATTGTTAAATGGTCAGTTGGTACTTATATAGTATTTATTAAAGATTATGGATGTTCTATAATTGGAAATATTGATATAATAGTAAAAGGGAAAAGGGAAAATACAATAGTTTGTGAAAAAGAAAGAACTACAACCACTGATTTAGATTATGTTAAATGGTTTGCTACATTAGAAGAAGCTACTAATTTTAGTAAAACATTAAATATTGTTGATAAATCACAAAATGTAATAATACCAAAAGATTTTGGAACATTTAAAATTATTGGAGATCCTGTAACAGATTATGATAAATCATTAAGTAAATTTGAATTACATTATTGGACTGCAACAAGTGAACATAAAGTACATCCAAATAAATCAGATGATTTAGAATTTCAAACACCAGTTATATTAAAAAGTAAAAAGAGTAAAAATAAATTAATAATTATAAACCAATAAAAAACAAAACAACATGAGTACAGTAAGTAAATTTGTTCAGGCTACAATTGCCTTTTTAACAGGAGATTCTGATACAGCAACAGCTTTAAAGAATGAAAGATTAGCTAAAGCTAGTATTAATGGACAACTAAGTGCATTACAGGGTTCTCTAGTTAATGTTGAAGTAGAAGTAGAAAATGCTAAAGAAAATCTAATTAAAGCAATTTATCCTACAACATTAATTAGTAATCAACAAGGTTATTACAATAATGTAATAGGTGCTCAAGAAAGATTAACTGAAGCTGAAGAAGCTTTAGAAAATGTTCAAAAATCTATTGATTATGCTCAAGCATTGTTAAAAGATAAATTCTAAAACAAGTAACTCGTCTCATCTAATCAGGTAAGACCACCCTTTATTGGTATCGAAAGATTGACAGCGAAGTCTGTTGTGGAATAGAAGTTCGAATCTTCTGATGGGTTCAAAAAGATGTGAGGTAAAGTCATTGCTGGTTAGTATACCTCGCTAGTGATCTACAATTGACAACTATAAACTTCTCATATCGAGAAATGTTGTAAGCGTAGATAACTCACATCTTTAAAATTAAAATAAATTAATTATTAACTATCTTTACGGAAAATATAATATTATGGAAAATACGAAATATACTAAAGGGGAGTGGGTAATAAATAAACAAGCCTCCAATACAGTTCAAGTAAAAGGAACAAATAGAAGCATTGCATCGACTGGAGGTTATTCAGTTAACGGGACTGATGCTGAACTCATTTATAATGAAAATATAGCCAATGCTAAACTTATATCTGCATCTCCTGATTTGTTGGAGGTTTTGATTGAAGTAAGAAGCAAGATACAGTATGAGCAAGGTTTAAATAAGCTAAGTAAATCAGGTAAAGATTGGTCAGTTGAATTAGGACTAATTAACACAGCAATAAACAAAGCAACTAAATAACTATGGAAAATTTAACTAAAGAACAAAAAGTAGCAATAGTTTCAAACTCTGAAGAAATTATAATAGCAGTTAAAATATTAATTGCTTTAATGAGAGATGCTAATTTGAAAAAAAACATGACTATTTTATATAAATTGGATTTTGATGATTATGAGTTAAGTTTTACTAAAATCTAAATAACTATGGAAAATTTAAAGGCGAGGGAATTGAGAATTGGGAACTATGGAATTAATAACCAAGGAAATATTTTTAAAGTAAGTTGGATAAATAGCGGAATTGAAGGGTTATTAAAAACAATCCCTTTGACTGAGGATATATTAAAAGATAATTGTGGTTTTAAGTATGTAACAATGGGAATCTTTAAAAATAATAATTTTACTATAATTAAATGGAGTAATGAATGTGCAGAATACCATCAATGGAATGCAAACGGTATTGAAAGAAAAGTTGTTTATATTAAATACCTCCACCAACTCCAAAACCTATACTTTGAATTAACAAACGAAGAACTAACAATTAAATTATAAATATGAAAAGGAAAGAGGAAATAGAAACATTAGCAAGAGATTACCATTATGAATCTCAGCAAGGATTATTAAATGCAGAAATGTGTTTTTCTAGATATCAAGGTTTTGTTAAAGGTTATAGTCAATGCCAACAAGATACCGACCAACAAACTAAAGAAAAGGATTTACGCATTATTGATTTAGAGGATAAGCTAAAAATTATAAATGATTCATACTTATTGGATTCTGTACATAGCTTAAATCGGAATAAAGAACTTAGGGAGGAAATCGAGAGGTTGAAGGAAAGTAAATGGATTAGTGTGGAGGAGAGATTGCCAGAAGATTATGTGCCATACTCTTATACCGAGACAAAATATTTAGTTTACACTGAACAACCAACTGGTTTTTTTATTGAAATGGCAGAATGGTTTACGTCTGATTGTGAAGATGTTAAATCACATTTTAATATAGAAAGACCATACTCAGGATATGATATTAATATCACCCATTGGCAACCACTACCTAACAATCCTATCTAATGAAAACACTACCAATCTGCCAAATAATAACACTTAATAAATAAATATGGAATTAAAAGATATACAAAAAGATAAGTATTATGTAGCTTATTATGATGATTTAATGTTAGATAAAATAGTTACAAAAAGTCATAAAGATTCTAATTTTCATAATAGTCATGGTATTTCTTTAAGACAAAAATCATATTATAGCAATAATTCTTGGGCTTGTAAATCACATATTCGTTTAGCTGAAACTGAAGAAATTTATTGGTTAGATTGTTGTATTAAAAAAAATACATATATATCTTACGAAGAAGCGATGAAATTATTTAATAATGAATCTATTAAAACCGGAAATCCTGTTGAATTAACAAAAATATATAAAAGATTATTAAATATTAAATAAAAACTATTATGAGAAAGAATAAATTACAAAGACAACCTTTATCTGAAGCTCTAAAACAACAGGCAGCTTTACATAAGAAATACTTAGAGTATTCTAAATTAACTTTAGAAGAATTAGAAGAGTTATTTCCTAGATTAGGGGGTAACTATCGTCAAGTATGCTTAGAAGTAGCTAAAGAGAAGATTAGGGCTTTATTAGCTAATAAACCAAATGAAGAATTAGAAGGAGATGTTAAATAAAATACATAAAATACATTCTTTTTATACCTACAATAATAAAAATTATACTATTTTTCAAGATTCGTGGTTATCAGAAAATGATATTGTTGAAAATATTAATACTAAACAAATTCATAAAATTATAGAATGTCTTTATACCGATGCTTGTGGTTTACAAAATCCAAAAGATAATTGGGTTAGAAGAGGACCATATGAACCAAAAAAATCTGCAGTTATATGTAAACCACCTATTATTGATTTAAATTCTTTATATGAACAAAGATTTAGTGTATCTAAAACAGAAACAAAAACTTTTTTAGAATGGTTTTTAATATTAAGAAAAAATACACATTTATATTTCACAGATTAAAATTAAAATATGTTAAATAGTTCAGAATTACACGATATATTAAATAAACCTAGTCCTTATCCATTAGAGAAGATTAGTGTAATTGTTAACTATATCTTTGATAAAACTAAAGAAGATATATCAGCAGTACCAATAAGAAGTCCTGAACATATAGGACAAACAATGTTAATGGATGCTATGTATACTGTAGCAAAACAATATTATAAAAATGGAGGAAAGTAAGTGGCAAAATTTTGAAATATGGAAGCCAATAATAGGTGGAGAGAATAAATACTACATTTCAAATACTGGAAAAATTAAAAAATTTTCAATTACAAAAAGATCTACTGATAAAATTTTAAAAAAAACCATAAATTCAAAAGGTTATTATCAAATTAGTAAAAAAGGATTAATTAAATCAACAGGTTTATTACACAGATTGTTAGCAATACACTTTATTCCTAATCCTAATAACTATAAATGTGTTAATCATATTGATGGTAATAAATTAAATTACTCATTAGATAATTTAGAATGGTGTACTCATTCTCAAAACACAACACATTCTTATAAAATAGGATTACAAAAAACAAGTAATAAAAGAATTTTAAAAATTAGTAAAAAAGTACTAAATATTAAAACTTTAGAAATTTATAATTCTGCAAAAGAAGCTGCATTTAAAAATAATTTAAATTATAATACTTTGATGTGTAGATTAAACGGTAGTATTACAAATAATACAAATTTAAAATATTTAGAAAATGAAAACTAAGTGGCAAAAAGTAATATTTGATGTTGAAGTTTATCCAAACTGTTTTCTCTGTGCTATACAAGATGTAGATACTAAAGAGAAAATAGTTTGGGAAATTTCTGATAGAACAAATGAATATGATAATATTGTTAATTTCTTTAAGAATTTTAATCAATATTTAATTTCATTTAATGGAATACATTATGATAATTGTATTATAATGTATATTATCCACAATAAACTAGATAATGTTGAAGATTATCTACAAAAACTAAAAGATTGGTCAGATTATATAATACATAATGACTTTTGGTGGAATGATAGAGAATTAAGTAAGTATAAATACCATAATAAATGGATAGACATCGACTTATTTCTATATTGGAGTAAAATGCTTAGATTAAGTAAAAAATTAAGTCTTAAGGGACTTGCTATTCAACTTAATTATCCTGTAGTACAGGAATTACCATTTGATCCAGCAATGAGCTTAAATCATGCTCAAATTGATGAATTAAGACATTACAATAGTGTACATGATTTGGGTATTACTCAATTATTATATGACAACATGCTTAATGAAGTTAAATTAAGACAATATATTAGTGAAACTTATAATTTAAAGTGTTTTAGTTGGGATGCACCTAAAATGGCATCTGAGTTGTTATTACAAGAATATTGTAAATTAACAAACCAGGAACCCAAATATGTTAAATCACTTAAATTTGAACATAAAAATAAATTAGAATTACCAGAAATTAACTTTCAAATGGATTGTTTTAAAGATTTATATAATGAAATGTCTGATTCTTTAAATGAATTTAGTAAAGAAATTATAATAATTAATAACAATACAAGACTAAAACTAACTTATGGTAAAGGTGGTTTACATAGTGTAAATAAAAATGAATCTTATTTTGAAGATTGTGATAATTGCATTGTTACAAGTGATGTAGCTAGTTTATATCCAAATCTTATTATTAATTATAATCTTTTAAGACAACCTGAAGTATTAAAATTATATACTAATGTTAAATCTGATAGGATTGAAGCTAAAAGAAATAAAGATAAATCTAAAGATGCTCTATTAAAGTTAATTCTTAATTCAACATCTGGTATGATTGATAATCAATATTCTTGGTTATATTATCCAGAAGGAGCAATGAAACTTAGATTAATGGGACAATTAATTCTTTCATTAACTATTGAAAGATTAGTATTAGCTGGTTATCAAGTAATTAGTGCAAATACTGATGGTATTGAAGTTATTGTACCACAAGATAAATTAATGGATTATCGAGATATTGTTAATCAAGTTGGTAATGAATTTAATTTAGAATTTGAACATGAAACATATAAAAAGATTATTTATATGAATGTTAATAATTATTTAGCTCAAACTGAATCTAAACTTAAACAAAAAGGTTTATTTGTTGAGAAACCCGAACTTGGAAATAGTGTAGATTATCTTATTATACCTAAAGCATTAAAAGCTTATTATATTGATAATATACCTATTAAAAAGTTTGTTGAATCACATACTAATATATTAGATTTTTGTTGTAGTCAAAAAGTAGATAAGTCTTATCATATTACTTGGACTAATCCTCAATTTGAAACTAGTAAACAACAAAGATTAAATAGATTTTATGCTTCAACTAAAGGTGGTTATATATTTAAATGTAGAAATGGTAAACAAAATCATTTATTAAAAGAATCTGGAGTAATGATTTACAATAATCATAATCCTAATGTATTTCCTACAGATATTAATTATAAATTTTATATTGCACAAATTAATAAGATTATAATAGAGATAAATAATAAAAATCAATTAAATTTATTTTAAAATGGAAAGATATGTAAAAAACATTAAAAAATGGTTTAATGAAAATTCTGAACTAGGTAAAATTTATGATACAAGTAAACCATTTCCTACACATTTAGATTATTGTAAAGATGAAACTTGGGAAAATGTGTTATTAGATGATAGATATCATTTAAATACATCAGGTTGGAAAACATGGTTTATACCTGCTACTGAAGAAGAGTATAATATACAAGAGAGTATAGATGTAATTAAACCGATTATTAATGAAGATTTATCATATTTAATTCCAATTTTAAAAAACCACAATATAATATGAAACAAGAAGATTTAATAGTTGGTGCTTGGTATAGACAAACAGATAAAAATAATGTTTTTGGTAAATTAGAAACTTTAAAAGGTTTAACTAATAATTATTTTCCGTCTAAAGAATATATTGTAGGTACTAACTATGATAATACAGGTAATTTTTTTGCGTGGAATATAGATAATTTAATACAAGTAAATTTAGAAGAAATTCAAGAGTATTTACCAGATAATCATCCTGATAAAATGTTAACTTTTAAACAATTTGATAACTTAGAACCATTATTAAAAATATTAAATGAAATAAAATTAGATAAAAATGTTTAAGAAAGATGAATATATAGTATGTTTAAATACCCCGGATTTGGATCCTTCTTTTCCAAAAAATTATATTTTTAAACAAAGAGAAGATTTAGAACATCTTCGTTGTGAAAAAGATTTAACAAATTATCCTAATGGTTGGAGTTATATAACTTTTAATAATTTGGGAAAATATTCAGATTGGAGATATGCAACTATTGAAGAAGCTCAACATTATGAACTTATCGGTAAACCTTATGATGTAACTACATTACCAGAGTTTATATTACCAGATAATTGGTATATTTTAGTTACTGAAGAAAATGCTACAGATGTTTTAACATGGAGATTTGAAGATAGTTATGAAATAAAAGATAATATTACTTTCTTAGATAAGATTGTAGGAATGGATATTGATGGATGCAAAGGACATAATCCTAAAGATCAAATTAAATCAAAAGATGGTTATGACTTTGGTAATGAAATTACTTATAAACAATTTAAAAAATATGTACTTAAAGTTGATGATAAACCAGTAGAAAAAGAAGACTTAAGTTATTTAATTCCATTTTTACATAATCTAAATATAACTTAATATGAAAGAAAAATATAAATATGTTAAAATAATTAAAAAATCAGAAATTGAAACTGTTTGGTATAATGATAAAATTGGTAAAATAGTAAAAATTAATGCTAGAAAATTAGAAGATAGTTGTTTTAAAGTATTAGATTTTACTTGTAATAATCATTTAGGTGTATTTGTTTCACCTGATATGTTTGAATACTCAACAAAAGAAGATTATGATAATCAAAATCAATTTATATTACCTGAAAAGTGGTGTGTAAAAGATACTTTTGATGAAAAATCTAATGGGTTATACGAATATGCAAATATTAATGGAGCAAGACCACCTTATGGAATTTCTAAAGTATCACATTATTATCATTTTCCATCTTTTAAAAACTGTACTACAGCAAGTAAAATAGAAGAAAATTATATTGAAATCACTTTAGATCAATTTTTAAAATATGTATTAAATAAAGAACCAATTAAAGAAGATATGACTGCGTTAATTAAATTACTTGAAGGATTATGACAATAGAAGAAGCACAAGAAGAATGTAAAAGAAGATTTCCTATTGGTTGTACTTATAAAGATATTACTAATGGAAATATACATGTATTAAAAAATGATTATAATGTTTATAGTATTATAAATCTTGATCTAGTACAAGCACATAATGGAGCAGGATTATTATATGATAATCGTAATGGTGAAAATATCTTTGCAAAATTAATTTCATATCCTGAAGGTTATGTAAGACCTGAAGAATCCGAACCAATAAAAGATGATCTTGAACCACTTGCTAAATTACTTAAAGAAATAACTTAATATGGATTTTAAAGATGAATACGTAGAAATAATAATAGATGAAAGTTGTTTTAAACAAGGTGAAATATTAAAAAAGGAATATTATAATAATGGTACTAATGATTGGAGATTTGTATGGCCAGACGATTCCGGACAAGTATATAATAAATCATATAAAAATCATTTTATACCTTCAACATTGAAAAAATATAATAAATATTGGGGAAATCCAATTGAACCAGAAACACCAATAAAAGATGATTTATCTGGATTAGTTAATTTATTTCAAAAACTTAATATAACATGAAAAAAGAATTTGAATTACCTAAATATTGGTATTTAAAAATAACACCTAATATATTAGATGAAGTTAACCATTTTAGAATAAATATTGCAAAATATTCTATGGGTAATATAGATGATAAACGATATCCTTTATTATACGAAGATGGTTCTGGTGGATCTCCACCTACTAATAAGTACCAAGTTGAACTTAGTTTATCTGATTTTAGACAATATGTATTAAAAACTTCAGTTGTTGAACCAATTATAATTAATGAAGATTTAACTTATTTAGGCAAGTTTTTAAAAGATTTAAATATAACATAATGGAAGAAGTAATACACGTAGAAACACAAGAAGAATGGGATATTGTTACTGAACATTATAAGTTAGATTGGCATCGAATTTCTACATTTGATAATTATAAAAGTAAGACTTGTATAAAAGCACCAAATAATCAATATGGAAGACTTGATTATTATTTAAGTGAGGGTTTAAAAGTAATTGAATTTAAAGAGTGGTATAAATTAATAAATAAAAATGTAAATATGAAAGAAAAAGGAATGGAAGAATTAATGTTAGATGTTTTGAATAAAACCTATGACAATCTATTATTAAGAAGAAAAACAGTTCCACTGTTTATGTCAAATCCTGGTATGGGTAAGTCTACACTTATCAGAGAATTTGCTGAAAAAAAAGGTGTTAAAATGGTGAAAATAACACTTAGTACTAGAATGCCTAATGAAGTTACTGGAATGGTAATGCCTGATTTAGCAAATAATGCAGCAGCATTGTTAGATAGTCATCAATTGACTAATTTAAAAGATGGTGATATTTTATTCTTTGATGAAGTATTTAATGGTGTTCTAAAACAAACATTAGATGCATTTCTAAATCTTTTAGAAGATAGAATGTTACTTAGTGGTAGAAAGTTAGCAGATGTAATGATTATTGCAGCAAGTAATCCACAAGGTTTAATTACTTTAACTCCTCAAATTAAAGAAAGATTTATTAGATATGATCTAAAGTTTGATGGGCCAGAATTTCAAGTATACTTGAAAGATAAATACGGTATGCCTGAATCTATTTCACATCATATAGTAACGTTAATTAATAAAGAAAAGTTTGAACAAGCAGCCTGGGATTATTTAACACCAAGAAGTGTAGAAAAAGCAATAAATCAAATTGGATGTGATTTACAAAGTCCATATAATGATTTACTTCTTCCATTTCTTAGTAGTGAGATAGAATCACCAATTGATTTAAAAAGTCTTAGTATAAAACAAGGTGAAAAAGTAGAATATTTAAAATTTTTAAAATTAATAATAAAAAACAAAAATGATACAGAAAATCAAAAGCAAAAGAGTGGAGTTGCCTCCAATATTCTTAATTGAGAATGAGGAGGATTTTAAAGAGTTACCTAAAGGTATTCCTTATATCGTAGGTAAACAATCAGAATTAAGTTTTATTACTATATTCTTGGAATTTCAAGTATTGTACAAATCTTGTATGAATACTCAAATTCCAATTAAATGGTTAGAATGCTTAAAGAAAATTGGATATAGTTCCAATAAAAGTTATGAATTACATTCAGGTGGATCTTATTGGGAATCTGGAACTGGTAATTATACATTAAGTATCGATAACTTTGTAGAAGATCAATATTTTGTTGATTTTGATAGATTATCTGATTTAAAAGTTTTACCTAAATGGTTAGATGATATTAAAGAGTCTATTCAAACTAATATTATTGATGAGGTTACTTTTGATCCAACCGCTTTTAATAAGCAATTAGGTTTAAATGTGGGTTCTAGTGGCATCAAGCATAATATGAAAAATCTATTAATATTAGATATTTCATCATCTATGCCTAAATCAGTAGTATTAAGTATTACAAATTTAGCTAAATTAATGTCTAAGAAGTTTTACGCAGATGTAATTTTAACAGGTGTACGTTCATATCTAATAGATTATGAAGATGTACCTAACACTGACATTGTAGGTTCTGTAAAGGAATACGGTGGAGGTAATGAAGGTGAAATGTATATGGAAATTGTAGCACAACATAAAGAGTATAACACAGTTATATCTTTTGGTGATAATGATTGTCCAGATAATTGTCGCAATGGTAAAAACCTAGTAAACAACTTCCAAGTTGAGACATTGTATTCTTTACATACTGAAAGTTCTAGTAGTAATATTACAGGTTATGCTAAGGCTTTTAAACCAAAAACAACAAACGTAGTAAAAGATTGGTTAAACACAATCAAATAATAATAACATCAATAAATAATAACAATTAAAACAAAAAACAAAATGGAATTTTTAACATCAAAAGGATTAGATTTAAACGCAGCAGGTTACTTAATTAGTAAAGACACTAAAAAACCAGTAAATCATGCAGAATTTGTAAAACAACAACAAGCAGCAGAATATACTGTTAAATTAGCAGAAGCTATTAAAGATAAAAACTTTAAATCTGAAAAAGTAGATAACTTAGATGCTATTAAAGCTGAAGTTCGTGCTGCTATGAGTAATAATACAAGAATGTATGTTGCAGAACCAACTAAACCAACTAGTAAAGTACAAGATGAGTTAGTTAAATATGCATTAGATTTCTTAGATTTTGAAGATTCTAAATCTGAATCTGCAGAAATCAACAAATTAATGAATGAATTTAACACAATTAATGATGTTGAATCAGTTGGAGATTATTTCTCTGAAGGTGTGGTAAAATTAAATGCAATTTATAGTATTAAAACTATTTTAGCTGCAATTAAAATTACTTACAGTAAATTAAAATAATCTAAATATAATAGGTGTTCTCATGTGTTCGAGAGGAGAATTAAATGAACTAATCAATGTCAGCCTATTTATTTTTAAAACAAATTAAATGAAAATATTAAAATTAATTATTGTAGTTTTATTTTTTACAAGTTGTAATGTTGGTTCAACAAAAATGTTATCAATATATCAAAAAGCTTACCCAAAAGGTACAGTTTATGTAACTTACACAAAAGATGTAATAGTTATAGATTCACTAAACAATGTTTGGTTTATTTTACCATTTAAATCAAATGGTAGTATTTCAAGTATAGTTAAAATAAAATAAAATAAAATGAAAAAACAAGTTAACGATTTAATTGCAATATTAAAAAAACAAGATATACAAGGATGTATTACAGGTAGTTGTATGTTAGATTATTTTGAAGGTGCTGATGTAGATTTATTTTGTTATGATGAACAAAGTTTTACAGCATTATTATACTACATGAAGTACGATCCAATGTTTACAATTCTTGATCCATTAGAACTTCATAAATTTAATGATTACACTAAGAATGGAAAATCTTCATTAGATTCAATTGGATTAGTTACTATAAAGTTTAAGTATAATCTATGTATTGATGCCAATATAACTTTTAAAAAGTTTCATAAAACAATATTCGATGTTCTTAGTAATTTTGATTTAGATATAATTACTACAGGATATGATATTAAAACTGGTAAGATTATTTCATTAAGAGAATCTACTGATAAAGTAGGTACTTGGAATAAATGGAATAAAACATTTTATCAATCAGACTTTTGGTCTACAAAACGTCTATTAAGACAATTTGAACGTGTAGTTAAATACACGGAAAGAGGATATGATTTAACCTCAGTTACAGATAAATATATTTCAATAGTAGAAGAAATATTATTAACTGAAAACTTTTATAAATCTGAAAAGGGTACGAAATACTTTACTGATACCATCGAACAATTTGAAGTTGTATTAAAAATACTTCAAGTTTGGAAAAGAGATTTAAAGATGACACCTGAACAAATATTAACATTAAGAACATTAATTTAATGAATTTAAATAAAACACAAATACAAGCATTAGCTACTAAATTTTATAATGAAATTAGTGCTAAAATAGATAAAGAAAATGCTATAAATTTTAAATCAAAACTTGAAACATTTAGAGCAGATTACAATAAAGGTATTAAAATATTAGATAAAAATCCTTTTATTAAAAATATTGATATTAATATTGATAGTACACATATTGCTGAATTAAAAAGAAATATGACATTTGAACATTATAGTACTAATTATAATTTTAAATATGTAATTAAAGATAAAAAAGAAATTAAAAAATCAGATATTGAATCAGATATAATTTTAGCTACAATTGATAGTCAATCAGTTGAAGATATTATGAAAGTATTAACTAACAAATATAAATAATATGTCAGAAATTGATAATTTATTAGCAGAATTACGTAATATGAAAGCTAATACACCTAGTTTTAATCCTAAAGAAGTTTGGGATGGTATTGCAGAAAGAAAAGATTGGAGTTCATTAGGATTCAAATCTAAAGAAGAATTTGAAAAATTCTTAAGTGATAACCCTTATGGTAATTTATAATATGAGAAATTTTATAACAGAAAATAATCTATCTTTTGAACAAGGTTCAAGAAATAGTACAGTGGTAACTTTAATTGGTTATGCTCAATTTAAAGGTTTAACATCTCAAGAATTAATTGATATTTTAAATCCAGAAATAACTAATGATATTTTTATATTAGAAGAAATAAATCGTTTGTGGGATTACTGTAAAGTTAATAATTACAAAGCTTGGTGGAAATCTGAAGATTCAAAATTACAGTATACTTTCTAATGAAACAATTATTATTAAATTGGTTACTTAAAGATATAACTAGATTTGAAGTTATTAATCATGATTGTACAAAATATGAAATTGGTAGATTAGTAGTTCATACTAAATCTAGATTTTTAAGTTATAATGGTAAATATGAAGTAATTGGTTCATTACAAGATGATAATAAAACTTTAAAAATATTTATATGAAATCATTTTTGCTCAAAGATAAGCGGCCCACAATCAAATGGGGTATGCTTAAAGATGAAACATACTTTGAAGGTGAAGTACCTGAAGGTTATGGATTGGCGATTTCACCTCATGATCCATATATCATCTTAGATATTGATAGACATGGAGAAATAGATGGTTTTGATAATATACCAGAAGATATAACTAAAGAATTATTGGGTCATTTTAGATATGCTACTAAAAATAATGGTAGCCATATTTGGTTTAGGTATTCTGGTACTAAAAAGTTACTTAATAAAACTTCAGGTAAAGGTCTGGATTTAAGAACTTCAAATGGTTATGTAAAATGGTACTTAGATAATGATATTAGAAGTTATATTCATTTAGTAATGGATACATCTCCTAAATTAAATATATTCTTAGAATCATTGTTTCAAGGTGTAAAACAATTATAATATGAAAAAATGGATATTACCTAAAGAATGGTATTTAGATAAAACAAGTGATTCAAATGAAATGAAAATTATTTTTGATTGGATGCAAACACAACTTGGTGGAGATCATTGGGAATTAAAGTATGCTTCTGAATATCATTTATTTTGGAAAAATAGAAAAAATTATCATCCAAATGGTACTAAAAACATGAATAGATTAAAAGATTGTACTTTAATTACATTTGAACAATTTCATAATCATGTAGTTTTAGGTGTAGAACCATATAATGAACCAATTGAAAATGAAGATTTATCTTATTTAATACCTATTTTAAAAAAACACAACATAATATGACAGAAGAACAAGTAAAAAGAATTTCAGAATTATATAAACTTAAATCTGAATTATTAGAAGATTTATCTAAACTTACAGGTAACGAATATTCATTTAAATTAGGTGTTCAAACTAATGAATTTTATAGTGCATATGGACCAGCTATTCTTAAATGTTCTGATATTATATCTAAAGAAATAAAAGAAATTGTATTAATTAAAATACAATTAGAAATAGATAAAATTGATTTAGAATTAAGTAATATTAAATGTGTATAATATGAAAGAAGAATTTCCAATAGGTACTTGGTATTTAAAAATAGATGATGAAAATAGAGATATAGTTAATAATTGGAGAATTAATATTATTAAATACTCTGAAAGACCTTGTAAATATAAATATATATCTGAAAATGGAATAGGTGATGATATTGGTCCAAATGATGGGTTTAATACTGCAGAAATAACCACTTCTCAATTTAAAGAATATGTACTAAATATTAAAGAAGAACCTATACCAATTATCAATGAAGACCTAACATATTTAAAAGATATGTTAAATAAATTAAATATAAAATAAATAAAACATGGAAAATCAATTAAACAATGTAACTAAGGTTACTAAAACAGCTAAGACTGTATCTAAAGCAGAATTAACAGCAATGGTAGATTCTGGATCTAAGAAAGAACAAATTGCAGAATATTATGGATTAAATATTGCTCAAACAACTAAGTTGTTAAAATCAGCTAATTTAACTATTCGTAAATTTCATGCTCCAGCATTTAATTTGGTAGACTAAAATGTTACGTGAAGACATTCAAAAGTTAGCTTTAAATAAAACATTAAATCAAAGAAGATGTAGTTTAGCTTTAAGTGGTGGTGCTGGAAAAACTTTAATAGGTTTACAACATATGTCACAGCAACCTAAAGGTTTTAAATTTTTAGTTGTAGCTCCAAAGAAATCTATATTTCAATCTTGGAAAGATGATGCTAAAAAGTTTAACTTTGAATATCTTCTTAAACAAATTACATTTTCTACTTATTTATCTTTAACTAAACAATCATCTGAATATGATGTAATTTATGCAGATGAATGTCATAATTTAAAGTTATCTAAAAATGCTTGGTTAAGTAAATTTAAAGGTAAAATATTAGGATTAACCGGAACACCACCTAGAGATAATAAATCAGAAAGTGGTTTTATGGTAGATAAATACTGTCCTGTAATATATTCATATAATACAGATGAAGCAGTAGATCATTCTATATTGAATGATTATAGAATAGTTGTACATTACGTACAATTAGATCAAATAAAGAATATTAAGGTTGTGAAACCTCAAGCAACCTGGATGACTAGTGAAGTAGCAATATATAACTATTGGTCTGGAAGAGTGGAGAAATCCTTTGGTAAAATGAAACAAATAGCAGCTATACAACGCATGAAGGCTATGCAAGGTTTCTTAACTAAAGAATCTAAAGCTAAAAATCTTCTTAATGACATAGGACAATTTAGTAAATGTCTATGTTTTGCAAGTACTCAAGAGCAATCAGCTAGAATCTGTCCAACAACTTATCATTCAAAGAATAAGTTCTCAGAATCAAATTTAGAGTCTTTTAAAACAGGTAAATTATTAAAATTATGTGCTGTAGAACAACTATCAGAAGGAATTAACATACCTAATCTTAAATATGGAATAATTATGCACTCTTATGGCAATGAGAGAAAAGCTAGTCAAAAGATATTTAGATTTCTTAGATTAAATCCTAATGAATGTAGTACTATTCATATACTATGTTATAAAGATACAATTGATGAACAATGGGTTAAATCAGCTTTAGAGGGATTTAACCAAGATAAAATTATGTACTTATGATTGAAACAATTAGTGTAGACTTAAACAAATTATATGCTAATAAACTCAAACTAGAAGATTATTTCATTTTATATTGTTTAGTCAACCAAGAAGAAGAATTATTAGTCAAATACACTACTAATTGTAGAGGTATTGATACTAATGTTTTTCAAAGATTAAGAGATTCTGGATTTATTGTCTTAACAAATGAAATTGATATAACATTTAGTACGATAAGTACAACATTAGAAGCTAAAAAGCTATTTAATGTAGGAGATAATCAACAATTTGATACTTTATTCAAAGAGTTATTATCTACTTATCCTAAAAGTGTTAAAAGAATTACTGGTGGTACAAGACCATTACATAATGATTTAGTTAGATGTAAGAAATTATATAAAACAACGATATTAGGACCATCTTCGTTTTTAAACATAGAATTACATAAAAAGATTTTATTATGCGTGCAAAAGTACTATAGGGATCATTTGAAAGACAATAAACAAGAATTTATGCAATTATTAGCAACATTTCTTTCCCAGAGAACCTGGGAACAATATTTAGATGAAGTTAGTAATATTCAAGAATTACCTAAATCCAACGTAGATTATGACGCAATTTAAGCAGAGAATATTAAAAGGATTATCAGGAGAATATCAAGGATTAGCTAACGGATTTGATAGAATTAATAAGTATATATATAATACACAACGAGGTTGTTACACTTTATTGGGTGGACTTTCAGGTAGTTCTAAAACAACACTTTGTGATTATATATTGTTAAATAGTATGCAAGATGCTAATGCTAAAAATATACCATTTAATGTTACTTATTATTCTTGGGAAATTGATGAAATGAGTAAAAAAGCCAACTGGTTATCGGTATTAATTTATAATAAATATGATATAGTCATATCTCCTCAAACTATTAAAGGTTTAGGTGATTCTAGATTAACAGAAAATGAACAAGAAATTGTTTATTCAATGTTACCAGAATTAGAAGATTTATTTTCAAAAATAACTTGGCATTGGACACCAATCAATCCTACAGGATTATACACAGAGTGGTGGAAAACAATGTCAGCAAAAGGTAAGTTTACTACTGTACCTTATATTGATGAAGATGGAAATGCTAAAGATAGAATAACTGGTTGGGTAGCAGATAACAAAGAAGAATACAATATTGTAGTATTAGACCATTTAGCACTTGGTAGATTAGAAAGAGGATTTACACTTAAACAGAATATTGATAAAATATCTGAGTATATTGTAGGATGTAGAAATATGTTTAATATGACATTTTATATTGTAGCTCAATTTAATCAAGGTTTAAGTAGTGTAGAGAGATTAAAGTTTAAAGGTGCTGACATTAGTCCACAACAAACGGATTTTAAAGATTCTACTTCTCCTTATCAAGATGCTGATGTAGTACTTGGTTTACTAAATGCCTATAAAATGGATTTAGAAACTAGTTTAAATTACAATATTAAAGTTGATGGATTTCCAGGTAATTTAAAAGGTAAATACAGACTTCTTAAGATAATTAAGAATAGATTAGGTCAAGATAATATATCCATTGGATTATATACTAAACCTGAAGCTGGTTACTTTGAAGAATTACCTAGAGAAATGACAACAGAAGATTATCAAAGATATTTAAATAAATAATATGGGAAGAATTATATTAGCAATCGGTAATCCTGGTTCAGGAAAATCAAGAGCTATTTTGAATTTAGATGAGAATACAACTCTATTAATTAAACCTAATAGAAAAGAATTACCTTTTAAAGGTGGTGCTGTGAAATACAGTGTAGAAAAAGGCAATGTTGTTAATTGTGGTACTTTTCCAGAGCTTAAAAGTTTATTGACCAAAGCTAATGCTGGAACCAAATTTAAAACAATTGTTATTGAAGATTTTACTCATTTTTTAACTAATAGAGTTATGGCAGACTCTAAGATTAATGGTTTTCAAAAGTGGAGTGATTTGGCCCTTGATGTATTTCAAGGACTTATTAAAATGGAAGAACAATTACGTGATGATTTAAATGTGATAGTGATAGGACATACTGAAAGAAGTACTAATATGAATGGTGATACTGAAATTACTCTACAAACTGTAGGTAAATTATTAGATAACCAAATCAAAATACCTTCTTACTTTACTTATGTTCTACATGCTGATGTGAAAGAAGTGAATGGAAAAATGGAATATTCATTTTTAACTAATTATGATGGATTAAGATTAGCTAAATCACCGGAAGGTTGTTTAGAAAAATTTGAACCAAATGACTATAAGTTAATATTGGATAAAATAGCAAAACATCAATTAGGGGAATAATATCTTCTATAAATTTAAATCATTAAAAATATAAAATTATGTACGGTTTTGAAAACGCAGAAGTATCTAAAGGTAATTACAAAGAAACAATTAAACCAGGAATTAATCTAGTTAAAGTTGTTAAAATTGAAAACGGTTTAAGCTCTAAAGCTCAAGCTCCACAATTAACTATTACAGTAGAAGATGCACATGGTGCAGAATTAGCTAATAGTTATTCATTAAATACAACAATTAATCCTGGTAAAAAAATGTCTGGATGGGATGTAACTAAAAATGCAATCTTATCAATAGTTGCTGCAGCTAATTCATTAGATGAAGCTTCTGCTAAAGCTAAAATGCCTAATGCTAAATCTGCTGAAGAATTAGCTCAAAAATTAGCAATGTTAGTTGTTGGTAAAGAATTTAGATTAAAGGTTACTGGTGAAGAAAAGATTTCTCAGAAAGGTACTAAATATGTAGCTTCATCATTTGGTAATGGTGTATTCTGTGAATCTAAACAAGTAGCTGAAACTGAAAGTAAGTTATTCTTTAATGCTGAGAAAAACATTAAGAAACTAGCTATTGAACCAGCTAGTACTACTACAGATACTACATTCAGTAGTCCTGCAGCTGATTCAGTTGTATTTTAATAATTAAGTAATAATAAAGTAAGGTACCCGTATTGCGAAGTAGGGCTAAGTTAGATACAATTTCTTCTGCAAGAAGTAGAATGCCTTACCTATTATTACTTATTAAATTTTAATCTATGTTCAACTTTGATAATGCAAGTTTACAAATAACAAAAGATGAAATACTTAAATATATTACAGAGTTACAAATATTAGAAAGATATTGTGCTAATTATAAAGAGATAGATACTAGTTTTAAATCAGAATTTTATTCAGATAAAAATGCTAGTTGTAGAATATTAATTAGTGGAAATGGAATACCTTATTACAAAGATTATGGTAATGGAGATTATTTTCTAGCATTTGATTATGTAAGTAGAAAGTATGGATCTAATTATCATGAAACTTGTAATATCATAGCTAATGACTTTGGATTAAAGAGAACTAATTTAAATGTAACACCTCAATTATTATTGAGTAACGACACTCCTAAATTAGTTAAAACTAAATCTAATATTCAAGTAATTGTTAAACCATTTAGTTTAATAGATTATGATTATTGGTTACAATATGGTATTTCTTTAACTACATTACAATTCTTTAATGTTAAAGCTGTAAGTCATGTTTATCTAAATAAAGGAGATAAACATTATGTATTTGAGTATAAAAATAGTAGTCCTTTATATTCTTATAAGTTCTTTAAAAATGCTACAGAATATCTTAAAATCTATAATCCTTATTCGATTACTAAAGAAGGTAAGTGGTTAAGTAATGTAGGTTCAGATTGTTTGCAGGGTTATGATCAATTGCCAGCAACAGGAGATTTGCTTATTATTACTAAAAGCTTAAAAGATGTTTTATGTTTTTATGAGTTAGGTATATCAGCAGTAGGATTACAGGCTGAAACTAATAAGATGAGTAAGAAGTCTTTTGATGAGTTAACTAATAGATTTAAACGAGTTATTTTACTATTAGATAATGATGATCAAGGTTATAACTCAACTTGTGAATTCTTATTAACTTACGATATAGAGTTTTTATTTATACCTACTGAAAAAGATATATCGGATTATGTCAAAAAATACAGCTTAAAAAAAGCTGAAAAATTAATTAAAAATAAATTATTATGAAAAATATTTGGATTCTAAGTTTAATAGTGTGTATATTTACATGTGTGGTAACAATATTATGTATACTATCATATCATTTTATATTTGCTAGTATAAATTTCATATTAGCAATTTGTAACTTTTCTTTTGTTATAATTGGTTTAGAAAATAAAAAATAAAATGACAAATTTAACCTGGACAGAATTTTGTGATAAGTATTCTCCAATAAAGAATACTTTAGAAAAAGATACTCCCGTAGATGGATTCTTATTCTTAGATAAAGATCAAATTAGTGATATTCCTTTGGGAAGAATATGGACATTAATTGAAGATACGATAAAAGATGATATGTATATTACTAATGGAGCTAGAGTAATTAATGCTCATGGTTGGTTAGTAACTAGAGAATCATGGGAGTTAGATGAATTAACTGAAGTCAGACTTGTTGAAGCTGATATAAAACAAGAAGAAGAATAATTATGGAAATAGCAATAGATTTTGATGGGACTTGTGTAACTCACGCTTATCCTAAAGTAGGTAAAGATATTGGAGCTTTAGATATTTTAAAAAAGCTAATTGAAAATAAGCATAATCTAATACTTTATACAATGCGAAGTGGTAAAGAATTAGACGATGCTATTAATTGGTTTAAAGAAAATAATATTAAACTTTACGGTATTCAATTTAATCCTACACAGAAAGATTGGACTAGTAGTAATAAGTGTTATGCTCAATTATATATTGATGATGCAGCACTTGGATGTCCATTAAGTATAGATTTAACAATTTCAAATAGACCATTTGTAAATTGGGTAATAGTAGAATCTTTATTATTAAATAAAGGAATTATATGATGGAGAAAATTAAAATTAGTTTTGAACCAAATGAGATTTGGAATAATGAAGACTTTAGACAATTAATTAAAGCCTTAAATGAGAATGATTATTCAGCTAAAGGATTTGAATATGAATTATGGATTATTACTACTAATAGTAGTTTAGCATATATCAATGCAATAGCTACACAGTATAATATTCCTAATGATAGAGTATTAATGGCTTTAAATGATTCTACTAAAGTAGGATTAATTACATTAAATACAGATATTCATTTTGATGGAGATTATACAATAATTCATTCATTAGAAACTACTAAAACACATGGAATATTTGTTGATCGTAAGATTGCTTATAATGCTATGGGTTTAAAGTATATTAAAGATTTAGATACCTGGACAGGTATTATAATAAGAGAAAGAGATGGTGAGAAGACTAAACCCTGTTAAAGCTAGATTTAAAGTTGGACCTAAACCTAAAAAGAAAGCAGTTCCTCATGGAGTACCCGTAGTTCATGATGGAGTTCAATTAAGATCTGGATTAGAGAAAATATGCTATCAGGCTTTACAGAAAGCTGGTATAACAGACTTTAAATATGAAGATGATATATTTGAACTACAAGGTAAATTTGAAGCAACAGGAAGTTGTTATCAGCTTTATAAAAGAATGATGTCTTATGATGAAGCTCAAGCTGCAGGAATCAATGCTAGATTTAAAGATAAGTCTAAATCTAAATATGTATTTCAATTTGGTGAAGTAACTAATAAAATGAGAGCAATTACTATTAAACCTGATTTTAGTAGATTAGATAAAGATACTAAAACTGGTTATGTAATTGAAACTAAGGGAGATTACACGAATGAATATCTTCTTAAATTAAGATTGTTCAAATACTGGTGGACTATGAATGGTTGGACTATAGATTATTTTGCACCAAATAATTTAACTAATGTAAACAAATGTATTAAACTAATTAAAACTAAATATTATGGATTATAGAGAGAAGTATCATGTAGCTAGAAAGCTATTATTTATAACAATGCTAGGAATTACTGCATATTTTGTATTAAAAAATACAGTATTTAATAAAGAAGAACCAACTCCTGAGTTAGCTAAACCTAGTAATGTAGTAGATACTGTAAGAATTGAAAGTTTTAGTGAAGTTAAATTAATACAATATATGGAAGTTTTAGAAATGAAACATCCTAATATTGTATTAGCTCAAGCTAAATTAGAATCTGGTAATTTTACTGCTCCAAGATTTATAAAACATAATGCTTTATTTGGATTTCAAACATCTGATACAAACATTATTAAATATAAATCTTGGAAAGAATCTGTTATACATTATAGGTGTATGCAAATGAGGAGATTAAAACCTAATGAAGATTATTATAGTTTCTTAGTTAGAATTCATTATGCAGCAGATAGTAATTATATTTATAAATTAAAACAATTTAAAGATGCCTAAAATACATACAGCTAAATTACTTTTAGCAAATAAAGAAACATTTGATCTTGAGTATTCTACAGTTTCTAAAAATGATGCTTTAGAATCTATGATTGAATTTGCTAAACTTCATGTAGAAGCTGCTTTGAAAAATTGTTTAGATAAATATCACCATTCAATAAAAGAAGGTTATGATTTTGGAAGCAGTGAAATTATGAATTCTTACCCATTAACTAATATAAAATGAGCCAAACTAAAAAACAACAAGAAGAGGTAAAACAAGCAATGCTTCAATCTCCACCTAAAAAATATGGAAAAGATAATTATCTTTTTGATATAGCAGGTTGTCCAGGATATGAAGGGTATATACCTGAAAATTTATCTCATGAAGTGTGTAAATATTGTGGACAAATTCATTATTATCATTAACTAATATAAAATAAATATGCCTAAAGTAGATTATGCCGATTTAGAATCAGTTACAAAGTTTTTAGATAAATTAGCAAGTGCAAAATATGCAGTTGATCCTGCTAAATGTAAAGAATTATCTAAAATGATTAAAGATAAATACACTAAAATAAAACCACACTATGATAAAGATTAATAAAAATATTCCAGTACCTGCTTATTTATTAGAAAAAGGTAATAATAGTAAATATCCATTTAGATTAATGGATGTGGGTGATAGTTTTTTATACAGAAAACCAATAACAAAACAAAATTTATTATTAGCACGAGCTATTGCTAGTAAGGTTAGTAAAAACCTCAATAAAGGTTTTAAATGTGGTCAGTTTAATAATACTATAAGAATTTGGAGAACAATATGATAGGATTAATTGATGCAGATTTTATACCATACATTGTGTGTTATAATAAAGTAGGTGAACCTGAAAAAACATTGGAAGAAGCTATTAGTTCAGCTAATAGTTATCTTTCAGGTTTAATTAATGGTACTAGTATAGATGAATTTCATTTGTATTTTACTATCGGTTCCAATTTTCGTTATCAGGTATACCCTGAATATAAAGCTAATAGAAAGAATAATGAGAAACCACCTTTCTTTAATGAAGTAAGAGAATACTTAGTTAAAGAATATAATGGTATTCATGGTTATAATCTAGAAGCAGATGATATACTTAATATTTATAAGAATAAGTATATTAAAGAACAAGTAAGTTATATTGTAATATCTACTGATAAAGATATTAATAACTTAGTTGGATTAAATTATGATATTAAAAATAATGTTGCAAGACTAGTGGATAAAAATTATGCTGAAGAATATTTTTGGAAAAGTATGATTACTGGTGATACTGCAGATAATATTAAAGGATTACCTGGTAAAGGTCCTAAATTTGCAGATAGCTTAATTAATAATCCTATAGCATTATCTCAAAAAGTAAGTAATTCTCAATTAGTATTATTTCAATATATTGAGAAATTTGGTGAAGAAGTTGGAATTGATGAATTTTATAAAAATTATAAATGTTTGAAAATAAAAGATTTTGATGAAAATGTAACATTTATAAACCCTATAAAAAGCACTGAAGTTTATGCAAAAACGCTTAATGTGGCTAGAGAATAATGGCTATACTAATGAGAATGTAGTTACTCACACAAAGACTACAAGATTTCTGATGCCATTAATTGGTATATCAGAATTTAGTTTAGAACATATAAATCCTAAACTATTAATTAATGCACATTGTGCAAGTACTGATGATAAATTAATTTATATCATTCTAAATAAATTCCACTTTCCTGAAGAAGCTGAAAGTTATTTAGAATTACAAAATTTAAATGAACATTTTATTGATTACATTGATGAAGAACAAGAGTATATTTTAATATATAAAATACCTCAACATTTTGAAGATGATTATATAAAAATATTAAAAGGTGATTATTCATTAACTTCTGAACATTATAAACAAGTAATGATTAGAGTATATGGAATTACTCAACATAAAGATAACCACCAAGCTACTGTTTATGATGTATTATATCCTACAGAATTTAAACGTAAACAATTAGCTGAAAGAGTGGAACATGATATTACAGAAATTATAGAAGTATGTAGTAAACCAGATATGGATTATGAAATATTTAAAACCAATTGAACAATTAATTGAAAATTATGGAACATAAAGAAAGAGTTGAAGAATTAATGTTAAGTGGTAATATGAATAAGGAAAGAATGTTTCCTATTTTAAATAAAATTGATAGGATCTGGACTGCCAATTCAGAACTTCAATTTTGTGAACTAGTTAGATTAATTGTTTTAGATAGTAGAACAGATTTAGATTTTACTAAAAAATTAGATGAATACATAGATGAAAACAATATTAAATAATTACACAATAGATGACTTTTTAAAACTTAAACCTATTATATATGAATATTGTTGTAATCTAACTCAAAAGAAGAATTCAACAACTTGGTATAGAGATTTTGCTGCGGCAGATGATTTATACCAAGATTTATATATAAAAGCACATACTACTTATTTTAATAAACCTAAAGAACCAATTGTGTATGAAAGATTTGTTCAACGTATGAAAAATCTTACATTTTACACACACACTAATAATTTTTATAAAAAAGGAGCTAAACTTATAAATAAAACAAATCACTTTCAAGATACTTTTAAAAGTGAATTTTTATTTGAAAGTACACATTTTGAAGAACCTTTATATTTTGAAAATATCCAGGATCATCCAGATTATGCTTTTTATATGAAGAATCTTAAATTTAATGAAAGATTGGCTATACAATATTTTTTAAATGGTTATACTAAAACAGAAGTAGCTAAAAAGTTTAATAAGACATATCCTTTTATACCAAACATTGTTAAAAAAATTGAAAGTAATATGTTAGCTGATAAATTTTCTAAATCTATTGTAAAACCTAGTGTAAAAAAAATAATTAGAGATAAAATAGAAATAGATGATATTTCATTTTTAAAATCTAAAATATCTAATTTTGATATTATATTTAAAAACGATAAATTTGTTAAATTATATTCATTATATTTACAAGGTTTTGATCATAAAATAATAGCTAAGAAATTAGATAAATCAGTATCTCAAGTTAATGTTGAGATTTATAGAATCAATAAGAAAATTAAACAAGATGATAGTACAAAATAAATATGAGGCCTCGAATGGTGTTCTTAAAGAGGTGTATCATTTTGAACAAGTTAAGGATGGGTGTAAACCTACTAAACAATCAGAAGGTAAATTATTCTATGAAATAGATTGGGAATTTATAGAAGGGATGGCCACTAGGATGGCTTTAAATAAACAAAATGGTAAATATGATGTATTTGGATGGAGAGATAATGGTGTAGATGTTAGTGAAATGAATCAAGCTTTAGTAAGGCACTTAATTGCTATATTAAAGGGAGAATTACAAGATGATGAACAACAATATTCACATTATTATGCTTTAGCATGTAACAGTATGCTAATAGTTAACTCTTTAAAAACTCAAAATAAACATGATACTAAATAAAATACAACAACCAATTTATGATTGGTTATTATCAAAAAATAGTTACTTAAAATGTAGTCCCAAAGTAGTAGCTAAATATTATCGTAAAAAAGTAGACGTTAAACATATAGTTATTGCTTTAGAGCAAGCTAGAATTGAAAGTAAAGCTAGAGAATCTGCTAAAAGTTTAGTTGAAAAAGTTAATAATAAAATTACATTTAAAAATATTAATAAAGATAAAATTACTCCAATTGTAGGTGTACATCGTGGATCTAAAATAAGTAAAGTTAAAATTATTAATGATTTTAAAATATCTAAACCTGTAATTAGAGGGCATCGTTATTTAACTCCTGGGATGTATATTGTAATAGGATGTGCACATGCACCATTTCATTTACAACCTGCATTTAAAGCTGTTCAACAATTATTAAGTGATAATAAATCCGACATTGTAGGTTTAGTATTAGATGGTGATTTTTTAGACATGAATTCACTCAGCTCTCATGATAAAGGTAGAAAACCTATTCCGGGTGTTACTTTAGATTGGGAGTATAAAGAATCTGAACAATTATTAGATAGTTTATTAGATCCTTTAGCTAGTAATATAGAAAAGATCTATATATTTGGAAATCATGAGGATAGGTATCATAGATATATGTCGGATATTGATAATTCTAAATTGGGTAGTTCATTAGAAGGACCTGTTTCAGGATTAAATTTAGTAAGTAAGGGGTTTGATATTTATGAAAATTGGAAAGAAGATTTTGTAACATTAGGTCATCATTTAGATGTTTCTCATGGAGAATTTTTCAATGTACACAGTGCTAAAAAACACATAGATACCTATAGAAGATCTATTTTATATTATCATACTCATAGAGTACAACAATATATTGAAGGTGCTGTAGGTGGATATAATGGTGGTTCTATGGCTGATTTTACAGCTCCTGTATTTGGATATGCATCTAGAGCTATGAAAAATAGTTGGTTAAATGGATTTAATGCTGTTCACGTAGATGAACAAGGATTCTATCATATTCAGCAAATAGTTTGCTATAACAATAGCTTTGTATTTGGTAATAAAATTTATAAATATTAAACTATGAAAGGTATAACAACAAATAAAAGATGGCCTGGTAAAATTGTAGCTCAATTTTGGGATGTAACAACTAAACATAATAAAATTATAGGTGTTTTTAACACTAAAGAAGAAGCAGTTGATGCTAGAAATAATTTTATTGAAAACTTAACTAAATATAATGGTAAAGTATTACCTAAAATTAAAACATCACCTAAAGGTATTCGTATTAATATAGGTAAAAAGAAAACTTCTTATAGATCAGAAATATGTATTGCTCATGGTGTACATAAAATTACAACTACTACTATTTATTTAGGTAGTTTTAATACTTTACAAGAATCTGTAGATGTTCGTAAAAAATTTATTGATAAATTATATTAATAAACACTTAACAGATAAAATAAAAACAAGATCGAGTTACACAATTTATTGTGAGTTATTCTACTGACTTGCCTCTTAAATGACAAAACTGTAGGTGTGGGTTGAGCTTGAACAACCCTCTGTTATACTTAAAATTTAAAATAATGTTTAATTTATTAAAAAGAAAGAAAATGAATATTGAAATTAATGGTGTTAAAATAACTTTAACGAAAGAACAATTGCAAGAAATTGCAAATCAAACTCAACAAGATATATTTACAGCAACTACTTATCATGAAGTTTGTAAAAGATTAAATGAAAAAGAATTAGAATTTAAAGATTTTGCTTTTTTAAAACACGAAGATGTTAAAAAAGCATTAAATTTTGCTAGAATTAAACAATTAGAAAGATATTTTAATCAAGGGTGGATTCCAAATTGGTATGATTCTTCAGAGTATAAATATTATTTATGGTATCAATTTAAAAATAGTGGTTGGGTTTTCGATAGTGTCGACGACCGCGGCTACGGTTCTTATGCTGAGGTTGGTTTTTATAAAAATGAAAAAATTGCAAAACATATACAAGAATATTTCAATTCAGAGTACTTAAATGTACTTTAGTTTATAGTAAATAACTCTATTAGTAGTTGAGTTTTCAATAGTGTCAACAACCACAACTACAATTCTAATACTGAAGTTAGTTATACTTTAAATATTATTATATTTGAATAAGATTAATTAAGTAAAATATTAAATAACTATAACTATTAGTAATTATTAACTTTTAAAAAAAATAAAATGTTAGTTTAATTTTTACAACTAATATGTTGTAGTTATTTATCAAATTGAACCAACAGGCTTAATTATACTCTGCTGAAGGCCCTTGAAATAGGATTTCCAGGTAAGTTTGAGGTGATGCCCACTAAGTTGAGTGCCTTGTATGTGACTTAAGCATAATTACAAGTAGCTATATAAGATTAGTTTTCAAACAACTGATGAATTTCAGATTGTCTAATGCTTATATTAATCCAAGGAGCTCTAGCCGCTTGGTAACTTTAAAATTAAATAATTATGAAAGATCCTATTAAAATATGTAAATGTACTCAGTGTAGAGGATCTAAAAGAAAAAAGAAATCTTCTATAAAGAAGTTCTTTAAAAGAATGTTAAATAAGAAAAGAAGAACGTCATCTAATGGAGATGTTACTTCTTTTTGTTATGCTTAAATTAAAAAATAAATATTATGAGTACAGACATTAAAGTAATAGAAGGAAGTTGTCACAATGATAAAAAAGGTACTTTTCATACTGAATATAATACAGCTAAAGTTTATTTAACTAGGTTTTATAATGGTGAAGAAAGAGGTTCTAACATACAATTAACTGTTCAACAAAATGGTGAATATGGTACTAGTTATATACATTTAAATAAAGAACAAGTAGAAGAATTAGGAAAAACATTATTAGAATGTTTTGATTATGATAAATATCCAAGTGAATAAATAACTAAAAAATAAACTTATGAGTAATAAAATAATTTTAATATGTAATAATATTAAACCCTTTCCTATTAATGAAATAGGACCCAAATTACAATTAGATAAAGAATATACATTAGAAACTATATTTTTGTGTGGTTGTGGTGAAAAACATTATGATGTTGGATTAGAAAATGACATTAATTTTGTAGAATGTTACAAATGTAGAGAAAAATTACCATCAGATATTAGATGGTGTCACTCAAGTAGATTTACAACTAAAAATTAATATTTTGGCGGATATAACAAAATGTAATAACAAGAACTGTACATTAAGAAATGAATGTTACAGATTTACAGCACCAATAAATGAATTTAGACAATCTTATTTTGCTGAAACACCTAAACAAATAGAAGGTAATTGCAGTGAATTTTGGAATAATAAAGGATATGCTGCTAATGATAAAACTTTAGAAACAATTAATAAACTAATTAAAAAGAAGTTAAATGGATAGACAAGAAGGATATTATTGGGTTAAAAGATTTAATAGAACAAAACATGAAATAGCTTATTATTGGCTTGGAATACCAAATCCTTGGACATTAAATGGTTATACCGCACATTTTACTAAATCAGATTTTGAACATATTAATGAAGTAAGAATTAAACAACCTGGTGAATTACCAGATTAAATTAAATTAAAGTCCCCTAGAGTTTTTCTAGAGGACTTTTTTTTATTCACCGCAATATGAATTAATATTTTATGGAGTTCTATCTACATATTTTGATTCATTAAATAATTCAGGTATATTTTGACCTAATTGGTTGTACCCTGGTATAATAGAACCTAATTCTTTATAAAATTTATTCTCACCTTTATGTACACCACCTTTAACTTTATAGTCTCCTAAATAAGCACCATTTGGAATATCCCACATTACTGTTAATAAACTATTAGCTAATTTAGTAACTGCAAATGGTGATTTAGACATTGCTGTAATGTTTTTAGGATTAGCTGCAAATAATAAATCTCCAGATACCTTATCTAATTGATTCATAGTTTCTTTATACCAAGCAGATCTCTTTCGCTTTTCATCATCATCCCAACCTAAAGCCGTTGCTCCAACTATTGTAGCTAATAATATAGTAGCTTCCATCATAGTCTTTTTAAAGTTGTAAATTTCTAATTCAGTTAATTCACCTTTAGTATATCTATCAGCAGTATCTTTTAAATTCACTATTAAATTCTTAACGGTTCTCCATCTACCTTCAGTATCTACCATTAAACGATCACTAAATTTATGTTCTCCAAATCTAGTTTCAATGGCTGCAGGTATCCACTTTTTAAATTGAAAAGCCATTCTGGCCCAAACATTCTGATTTAATATCGCAGCATCTCTAGTAGAATATCTACCATGAATCTGTTCATTAACTCCCATAATACGAGTAGACATTCTTAACATGTAGTCTTTAAACTCTGCTTGAGTACCAAAGTGTTTTAAAAACTCAAGTTTAACTTCACCTTTTTCATCTAACATTTCCCATAAACTAGTTTTACCATCTGGTTTAGTATGTAACATCATAGCAACCATAGTTCTGGTTTGTAAGAATACCTCACCAACTTTTTGAGGTAAATACATATAATTCTTTAATTTTTCACCAGTTAATCCTTGTCTAATACTAATATTAGCAGCATATTCATAATCTGTTAACTCTTGAAGCATTGGGTATTTTTCAACTAAAGCATGCATTTTAGAATCTTTAGTAAATGTTTGATTAAAGAATAATCCTGTAGCTTTATTTAAATCTGTAAAGTTAAAGAATCTACCACCAGCTGCTTCAGTAATGTTACCAATTTCACCTACAAAACCATTTGTAAAGGCTGTAAAAGGATTTAATCCTATTCTAAGTAAACTATTCCATTTTAATCCAAAGTCAGCTAGTTCACCTGCTTTAAGCACTTTCTTACCTATTACTTCACCTTCTGTATTATATAAATCAGCAATTTTAACTTCATCCTTACCTTTAGTTTTCTTACCTAATATCTGCATATTAATAAATCCATCTACCATTTCATAAATATTAGATTCATCTCCATCAATTAATTCGTTAGCTTTATGTGGATTAACAAACTTATTATCTGCTAAACTTCTTTGCATTAACCTAGCTTGAGGTAATATTTCAGATAATTCTTCATGTTCAATAGTCATTGCTGCAAACTTAAATAAACTTTCACCTAAATCTTTAGATTTATTATCTCCAGTTAACTTAGTTAAATATTGTACAGGAATAACATCTCGTTCAAGACTTGCATCTTTAATAAAATCACTATTTTTAATTTCATAAACTTTCATTCCAGTAATATATTTAACTAATCCTTTAAATTTATTAGTTAAACCTTCTATTTTAATAATATCTGCTAAAGATTCAGCAAATACATTAGGAATAAAATCTTCCGGATGTTCTTTTAACCATTCAGTTTGTCTATTAATAGGTAATCTATCTAAAGACTCTTTAATTGTTTTTTGATAAAAAGTATAAAAAGATTTAAGTTCTGGTGTTTTTTGAATTTTAACATAATTAGGATTAGTAAATCTTTTTACATCAATAGGAACAAAACTACCTTTAGTTTCATCATATGTTGCAAATTTATAAATAGACTTATCTTTAGCTTTACGAGCAGTACTTAACATATCATAAAACTCTGTAGTATAAGGTCTAGTTAATACTGTAGTTTTACCTGTATCTTGAATAAATAATTCATATACTTCTTTAACAGACATGTTATTATCTTTAGCATACTTATGTATTTTCTCAGTTTCAGATTTAATAGTTTCATAAACTTCACCTTGTTTACCTGAAATCTTTAATTGAGCTTCTTTAATTAACATACCAATAGATCTTGCAATTCTATTTTTAACATTAACTAATGCTCCAGTATATTTTTCAAATCCACCAATATCTTCAATTTCAGATTGTAGTTGTTCATAAGTTTTACCTTCTTTAATATTAGAAACATTCTCTACAGTATTTTGTACAATATGTGCAGCAACAGAAGAGAATCTTTTTTTAAGTTCAGAAACTCTTAATGCTACATCGGGTAAAAAATATAAACTATCTAATCTATCTAATAGTTCAGAAATTCTAGAAACACTAGTTTCTCTATTACCAGTTTCATAAGCTTTAATTAATCCTTCAATACTATCTAAATCTATTTCAGCAAGTTCATATAAATATGATTTATTTTTACTTACTTCATATTTAGTTAATAAATCTTTCATATTAGCTTCCATAGCTTTAAATTTATCATACCTAGGAGTTCCCTTAGGAGTCTTAACTAAGATATTAGTAATATTACCAATACTACGTTTTAAGTTAACTACTTGTTCTTTAAAAGAATCTACAGGTTTAACATCAAGACTTTCAGCTTTTTTAATCTTACTCTGCTCTTCAGCAGAAAGTTTAGTTAATTTGTAAACATATGCTGGTTTTTTATTATCAAAAAAATCTTTAACATGTTGTAATTTAATATCTTCTTTAGAGAACTTAGATCTAACTTCTGCAATATCTGATATATCAGAAGCTTTAGACATATTTGGATTAATTAATTCTACTTCATAATAAGTATTGTTAAACTTATAAACTCCTGTTGGATATTTAGTTTGTCTAATAGTTACTCTTTTTTCACCAGATTCTAAAGATTTAAAATTTTCTTTATTCATTGGGAATTTAGTAAGTATTTTGGGTACAAATTCTTTAATTGATTCTTGGACAACTTCTTTAATTCCTGATAAATCTGATACTGTAGGATAAGAATCTAATCCATGTTGTTCTTGCCAAATACTTATTTTAGCCTCAACTACCAGTTCAGGTAATTTACTTTGCATTAATAAATGCTTAAACTCTTGACTATTTTTATTTATACAACTCATTATCTACAGTTTGTTTCTAAGTTTAACATTCTCTGAGCTACTTCAGGATATTGTAATTGTAATTGTTGTAACTTTACAATAGGTGTTCTATTTTGAGTAGCATCTACAATTTTAGATTCTGTCCTCTCAATTTTAGCTGACATATTTAATAATTTTTCAATCTTTCTTAAATTCCAGGTAAAATTATCACTTTGACCACGTTGTTTAATATTAAATATTTTATAAGTAACTTTTTTATCTTTAGAATAATTAATATTATTAAGCTTACTAATTTTACCTTTAAATAAGTTTAAAGCTAATCCGGATATTTCTTTTTTATAAGAAAAACCTACTTCTTCAAGCATTTTAGAAGGTGTTATTATAAGTAAAGCTCTTTTAATATCTTTATCTGCTAAAAATTCATCAAATGTTGGTATTTTATTAGGAAAATAAGAATCTAATAAAAACTTAGTTCTAATTTCCCCAAATTCTTCAGCCATTTGTTTAAATGCTGGTATTGAAAGGTTTAAACAATCCATTATAATTTACAGTTTTTATAGTATTCTAAAGCTTCTTCTAGTGATATATCAGGATTATTTTCTAATTCTGTACCATACCATTCATTAAATTCTTTAGTTTCTGCTAAGTTAGTATTATTATTTGTACTTTCCAAATCCATAGATTCTTCAATAGTATCTTGTTCAGTAGGTTTAATTTCATTATAACCTTCATATAAAGATTCAGAATTATCTGTAAATTCTTCAGATTCAACTTTAGGTGTAGGAATTAAATTCTTAGGTTTAACTTCTTTAACTTTAATTTCCATCTTCTCATACTTATTATTAGGAAATTCTGTTGAAACTTCATTGAAAGGATTGATTTCTAATCTTTTACCAGGTTGACCTAAATAAGTAGTTTGTCTATAAGTTACTTGTCCACTTAAATCAGAAGCTTCTTTATCAAATTTATAAATAGGTGTAAAGTCTTTATTTAATTTAAATCTAATGTATTCAACTTTAGCAGTATCTTTTAAATCTAAATTTAATTCTATTTTTCTAGAATCAGTAGAATCTTTATCCACAACTAATGTTTTACCATCATCTACTAAAGTAAATAATTTTTTATCATTATCATAAGTTTTAGTAAACTTTTTAGCAAAGTTTCTAATTAATTGATCAACAATTAAATCTACTCTATCTTTATTAATAAATTCAGATTTTAAAGTTGGTCTAACTTTAATTCTATTTTCAGTTAATCCTAAATCTTGTAAGATACTTGGATCAATATAACTTGAATAACTATTTAAACCTGTAAATAATCCAGTATTAGTAAACGAATGTTCAACTAATCTTTTAACTAATGGTTTATATACACCAGATGGTTCATTCCATAAAGTTAATAAGTCATTAATTAATAATTCTTTTTGATGTAATTCAATTTTACCATTACCTTTTAAAGATACAAATCTTTCATTAGAGTTTTTAATATTTTCTACATGAAGTAATTGAAATATAGTCATAGACTTTAATTTCTCTTGTACAGAAGTAGGAATTTGTTTACCAAATATTTTAAATGTAGCATCTTTATGAATATTACCACTAGTTAACATGGCCATATCATCCATAAATTCTTTTTCAGATACTCTATTTTCATCAATATAAATATCTTTAAATGTTGTTTCCGCATCTAAATACATTTGTATAAATCCATTAATAGTATTTCTATCTTCTGATTTTAATCTAGTAAAATCTACATCAGATTTACCATATACTTTCTTAGCAATTTCATTTTTAATTCCATTAAAAAAGTTAGATGCAAAATTGTAATGATTTTCTAATACATTAAATTCAGCTTGTACAGTATCAATATAAGGTTTAATAGCATTAGAATTTAATAATTCTCCAATACCATCAATTAATGTACTTTCAGAAGTTAATGTTTTATATATTTCTAATTTACCATTAACATCTTCAAAATTAGGTCCAGTTTCTTTATTAATACTAAATAAGTTATTTAATTGACCTAATTCAGCAATAATCTTTTCATTATTAGCATACATATTTAATAATGAAATTTGTAATTGTAAGAATTTAAGTTTCTTATATTCTGGTAATGTTTTATAACCCACTGGTGAATTAGTTAACTTAACTGATTCAAAAGCTTTAGGATTACTTAAATTATCTAATGTTAAACCGGTAAATTGTGTTAATTCATTTAAATCAATAGAATCATATTGCATTACATCTTTAGAAGTAGATTTACTTAAAAACTTATCTTTTAACTCATAGTATTCTTGACTAGTAGAATTTGCTTCAGCTCTAGCCATAACTTTATCAAATTCTGTAGTATAAATTTTATTGTAATCTCCAATAACAGTTTCAATACTTTTTCTAGTAAATCCTTTAGATTTTAATTGTTTATCATTATATTCTAAAGCTGTAGATAAATCTTTAATAGCTGGTTGTGAAGTAATTCTACTTGCTACATCTGTTCCTAAACCCAGTCTAGTAATATACGCCCATAATGGTAAAGTCTTTTCAGTAATACCAATTGAGGGTAACATTTCAGGTGTTTTTACAGCATCTAAAATTGTTGCTGTCATAGCGTTTAATTCTTCTACAATTTTAGTACCATTATCAGATTTAATTTGATTTAAATTATTTCTATTAACAGTTTTACCGTTATTAAATATTTTAACACCTTGTTCTAACCAACCAGATTGAGTTTTTTTAGATTTAATATTTAAATTACCTTCAGTACACCAAGCGTGTCCAGAACTTTGTAATGCAGCAATACCTTTTAATCTAGAAATCTTATGGAATAAATCCTTAAGAGCTACTTGACTTAATGCTGTAAAATAATTATTAGATTTTTTCTTAGTAGATTTTCTTTCTAACTCTTCAGCAATATCAGCAATACCACCCGGACCAGATGGAGTAATTAAAGATTCTAACATATTTACAGATCTTAAAATCTGCATATAGTTATCTAATAATTTATTATCTCTAGCAGGTTTAACATTTTGTTCAATTATAGATAATTTTTTAAAGTCTTCTAAGCTTAATGAAGAATCTTTATTTAATTCTCTATAAATAAAATATCTTTCTTCTACTTTAGATACATCATCTATAAATATATAAGGTTTAATTTCACCATTAACCATTCTAGAATCTCTAGCAATAAAGAATATCTTATCAAAGTCAAAATCCGCACCAAACTGTTTAGTTACTTCATAAGGTAATAACATTACACCTTTATAATCATTAGGTAAAAAGTGTACTACTTTAACAGCCATCATTGAATGGGCCCCTTCAGTAGGTATACGATAAACTAATAATTGTTTCATTTCTTCAGGAATATTATCCTTAATAGTATCATCTTCATTTAAAAACTCTTTCATCCATATTGGTGCTGCAGCTTCACAATAATCAATTGAATGATCATTATTAGGATCTTTAGCAATATATTTTAAAGAAGTTCTAATTTTATTTAATAAAGGATCTTTAGCAATATCTTCTTTAGATATTCTAGGACCAACTTGTAAACCAATAGCTGAAACTTGTACAGCACTACCACCAACAAATGATTGTCTAGTTACATTACCACTAAATATAGAAGATATTAATTGTATGGTTGAAGAAGAACTAATTAAATCTAATGGATATTGAAAAGTACCATCAGCATTTTGTTGAAATACTTTCTCAATAATAGAAGTAGCATTTCTAGAAGTGATTGCTTCTTGAATCATTTTAGTTAAAGCAGGATCATTTGTAGAAAATCCTTTAACTACTTTTTGTAAAGCTTCTTCAATATTAGTTTTATCTAATAATGCAATTTCAGCTTTAATATCTTTACCTAATTTTTCACCATACATTATATCATTTTCAACCATTCCATAAAACAACATTTTTAATTGTCTTAAAGAACTATTTTCAGAATCTAACATATGATCTGGATTAGCTACCTGCTCACCAAAGCTACTTAGATCTAATTCTACAACACTTGTAGTTTCAGGAGTATTAATATTAGCTCTGTGTGGAGATAATGCTTTCATAGTAGACTCAAATGCTATTACTTGAGGATAACTAGAACTTTCATCCATTAATTTTTTATGTTCCGCTAATAATGGATTATTTGCAACATATTCATCAGTTAATGCAAATACACTACATTTAACTTGAACAGGTTCATATCTATTCATTTCAGCATTCCATTGATTACTATAATAAAATGGTTTTAATACTGATAATTTATCAGATTCTTGACCAAATACTTTTTGTAATTCATTGTATAAATCTACAGATACAAACATTTGAGCATCTGTAGCATTAATAGAATCTGATTTATTATATTCAGCATTAGCTAACTCCTGTATTTTAGGATTATTAGCCAACTTAGATAGTTCAGATAAAGCTTCTTTAGATTCTGTAGCAGTATTAACATCCGAAATAACATTAATTTTCATCTTACCACCTTGTAAAAACTTATAAGATTGATCAATTACTGAAGTATCTGCAAATTTTAACATAGAATATCCTTGGTAAAAACGTTTACCATTATCTGCAGGACCTTTGTAAAATGCTGGATCACCATTAACTAATAATGAACTAGATATATTAAATAAATAAGAATTTAAAGACCATTCTCTAACTATTTTATCAATAGTATTTTCTACAAGAGTACTAGATATTTTATCAGATACTAATTTACCATTAACTTCTTGAATAATATTTTTATCTAATAAAGTTTGTTTCTCAGTTTTAACTATATTCTCTAATTCTTGAATTAATGCTGCATCAACTTTTTGTAATAAACCAACTTTACTTAAACTAATTCTTAAATCTTCAGTAGAATCTAAATTACTTTCTAAAAAATTATCTAACTCTGCTTTTAATTTAGAATCAATAGCATTAGTTAAATTAAATTGTAAACCTAATTTCTTACCTAAATGGTAATTATTAACTAATCTTTCAGGAGTTTCTTTATTATCTCTAATATCTTTACTAACTTGTTTAATTCTAGTAAATTCGTTTAAAAATAATTGTCTAAATTCTTCTAAAAAAGTAGAACCTTCTAAGTTATCGGGTACAGTTAATTTATCATAACTAAAACCAAAAGATAATCCTTTTTCAGCAGGAATAATTGGAGCATATAATGCCGGAGAACTAATCATATTTGTTTCAGCTTGCTTATTAACAAACATATTAATAATCATTGCTGTATAATCATCAGAATCAATCTGATTAAACTTCTTACCTTCTACATTATCACCTTCCATTTTAAGACCATCCATCGCAAACATTTGTAAGTTATGTCTATTTTTAAATAAAAAGTTATTTTTAAATATAGGATCTCTTTCAAAATCTTGTTTTAATTCATAACCCAATACATCATTAGATAATTTATTAACTAATTTAGAAGCATAAGATTGATATTGTACTGCATATACTGTAGAATTTTCTACATTGTTAAATGATGAAGTAAATAATGCTGTTTGAGCATTAACTTCAAGTTTAACTAATTCGTTAAATGTTTTTCTAGCATCACTAAACTTTTTACCAACCCACTTATTATTAGCATAACTTAATAAATCTCTAGTTAAGTTTTGTAAAGATGTAAATTTATTAACTGATGGTATATTACTAAAAGTTTCAATAGTACTATATGATAATCCAATACCTAATTTATTAGCTAAATCAAATACTCCATCAATATTTAAATCTTTACCTTGGTAAGAATCTAATAATGTTTTTACTTTATCAGGATTTATTTCATAAACACCCTCTTCAATATTAAATGTTCTAATATCATTAGTAACTAAATTGTTAGGATCAATAATATTACTTGATTCCCATTTAGTTTTTAAATTTAATTCAACACCTTGTCTATTAGGATCTATCATTTTAAACTCAAAATTATCACCTACCTTTTTATAAGTAACTAATTTATAGTTTAATACTTGTTTATTAAAGTTAGCTGCAAATTGTTGTTTAAATTTAGATCTAACTTCTGTATTTTTAATATCTTCAATACTAGTTAATACTTGTTGTAATACTGGTTTGTAAGGAGCTAAAGATTTTAATACTTTAGTTTGTTCTTCAAATGTAGTAGTACCAATTAATGTATTTTCTAATGTATGATAAATCTCTTCAAATGAATGAAATTTATTAAATCCATAAGCATCAGTATCTATCTTACCATCTTTTTTAATTACTGGAATATTAGATAAAAACAATTTAATCTCATGTGTAGCAGTTTTAATACCTGAAATACTAGTCATTTCTTTCCAACCTTTAGTTTCATTACCTTCCATATCAGAAGTAATCTCAGTATCTTTAGTATCTTGAACACCTTCAGAATCTTCTATTTTAGAATCTTTAGTAATTACATTAGGTAATTTAATCTTTCTAGTAGCCCAAATTTGTTTTTTAACATTCTCTAAGATTGCATCAAAATCTAAATAAACTCTACCAGCCATAGTCTTTACAGAACCTTCAGGAGAACTGTTATAAACTTCTAAATATTTATCTTTAATTGATTGTATAATTATACCAACATCAACTTTTGTTAATGGAGTACCATTAGCTACTTCTTGTGAAATAGCATCTAATATGTTATCTGAAATAGATTTAGTTCTTTCTAATTCATAACTTAATGGAGTATTATCTTTAATACCCATTGCTCTAACATAAGCTTGACCAAAATCTTTATAATTTAATGGTAGATTAGCTAATTTAGCATCAATACTACGTTTAGCAAACTTACCCTTAGTTATTTCAGAAAATAGTTTTTCAACTTGATTAACACTTGAATTCTTAAATATATTGAATAAATCAAATATCTTTTTAAAGAAATCTAATATAGTTTGACCTAATGATTTATTAAATTCACCATCAGCATATTTACCAAAATCATCAGATAATTTTTCTTCATAATGTAATTGAGTTAATACTTCTTCAGATAAATTAAGATTACCTCTACCTTCTCTTAAGAATTGTAATCTTTCAGCATTAGGTTTATCATATTTATTAATAGCTTCAGTTAATACTTGACTGCGTTCATTATCTGATAAGATATTTCTAAATACACCATGAAATGCCTCATGGTACATAGTTTGATTAGTAGCACCATTAAATAAGTATATTAGCATGTTACGAAACATACCATAAGTATCTTTTAAATTCTTACTTACTTCTTCAATTTGTTTAGCATCAGCTAAAGTTAATCCTGGTAAAATCTTTTCTAAAATAGCAATAGATTTCTTATCTACAGGTTTCCCTTCTAATTTAGTTCTACTAAAACTTAAACCTTCATCAAATGAATGATCTACATTTCTGTTAATTTCAACAGGTTTAGTTTCAGTAACATTATTTTCAGTTACCGATTTTATTTTAGATTCTTCTTTAACAAATCTAGATTTATCTTCTAATTCTCTTGTAACAAATTCAAATAATAATCTTCTATATAAAATCCAGTTAGGATGTTCTGCACCCATATTTTTTATTCTAGATTCTAAGAATTCAATATACTCATTATTATTAAATAATTTTCTATCTTTTTCTGAATATACAAAATCATTATCAAATGCGTTTTTTTGATTGATATTTAAACTTTTAAAATTTTCAATTTCAGAATCTTTAAAAAGATGCATGTAAGATTTATATTGTTCTTTTAAATGTTCTAAATATATTTTACGTTTATTACTTTGAATTTCTGGTTTAACTTCTTCAGTAATATAACCTTCAGGATTATTTAACTCAATATAAGGTTGTACATAATAATTATTATTTGAATCTGTATAAGCATTAGTAACTAATACATTATTAGCTAATAATTCTTGTTGATATTCAGTTTTATTTAAGTTATTTAAATCTAAGTTAAATCTACATGACTCTAGAGCTTTTTTTAATTCTACAATAATAGCTGGATTATTTGATTTAATATCATTGAATTTAAAAGTATTACCTGATATACTTAATCTACCTATTTCAGTTTTATCTTTATTTTCAAATACTTTAATACCATTATGATTTTTAAATTTATTTCCACTACTAATAAAAATATATTTATTTAAATCTTCTATTGTTTTATTATAATTAATAGACATACCATCACCTGATATATTATTAATTAAAGTTTCAATAATAGTATTAGTAACTTTATCCGAATTATTAGTTTTACCTATAATTTCAGTAAACATTGGAATAATAGACCAACTATCATTTGCTGTTTTAACTGTTTGAAATACTCTACCTACACCTAATTTAGATGTCGTAGGATCATTAACATTTTCTACAGCATAAGAAATACCTGCAAATTGATTAGCTACAGCTTCTTGGTTAGTACTTAACTTTTTACCAACTAAAGATTCTCCATTATCATATAAAAATAATGGTTTATTGTCAACCATATCTTGAGATCTACTAGATACTTTTTGATCTAATACTGGAAGATTATGTTGTATTTTAATTAATAATTTACCTTTACCTTTAACAGCTACCGTAGTTCTAATACTATCACTAGGTTTAGATAAAATGTAAGCTCTAATATTCTTAAGTTCTTCTAATGAAGCTAATACTACAGGATCAGTTGATGTGGTTTCATGGGGTAATGCCATAAATCCTAATGTTATACCACCAGGTACTTCAATAATAGATATATTTTCACCATCATGTCTATACATCACTTTAGATCCTTCTAAAGCATTTCTTCTATCACTTACAGCAATAGATACATCTGGATTAGATTCTTCAATAACATAACCATCTGAATCTCTAGCCCATACTTTCTTACCAGCTTGAAATTCATAATGCTTCATCATTAAAGCATTAGGTTTTTTACTAGTAAATTCTTTATCTGAAATTTGATTAGATTTATCTAAAACTTCATCTTGATTATTAGATTCATCAAAAGCATTTGAAGCACCATTAGATAGTGTTTCAATTACTTCAATATCTTTAGGATCAATTTCCGAAGTTAATATTGTTGTTTCTTCAACTACATTAGATTGATTTAAAGCAGCTAATTCTGCATCATATTTAGTATTGATTTTACCAGATATAGTTTTTTCTCCTCTACTAGACATCCATTTATCTAAAGATTCTTGTGCTTCTTTTAAATAAATAGATATAGGTGTTTTTGAACCTTCAAGTAAATCTTCAGGAGAATACATTCTTCCAATATAATCTAGTAAATCTGATAATTTATTAGATTCTTCTTGTTTACCTTCTTTAGATAATTTAATACTTTCATCAAGTAGTTTACCATAAGCTTCTGATACTATATTTCCATACTTAGATAATTCTTTTGTAGCTTCTAAATAATCAGTAAGTTGTTTATTTTTACTATTTAATTCATCTTGTCTTCTTCTTTCTATATCAGCTTTTTTAGCTTCTAAAGAATTGTTAGATTGTTGATTTTCGGTATTTAATTTATTATTTAAATCTTCTGTGGCTTTAGTATTTTGTCTATTAGCCCACTTTTCATATTTATCTCCTTTTTCAGATTGAGATAAATCAGTATTATTTAATGCTTCAACTACTTGAGATTCATCTGTTAATGTATTTAAATGTACATCTAAAAGATCTACTTGTGTATTAGATGTATTTATTACTTCAGTAGGAGTATTTTGAACTGGAGGGTTTTCTACAGGTGTTTCAACAGGTTTAGATTCTTCTTCTATATCTTGAGCTTCTTTTTTAGAAGCTATGTCTGCAAATTTACCCCATAAGTTTTCTGAAGCATTTAAAAATACTGCTTGATTCTTAGGATCTTTTAATGCATTATAAGTTAAAGTAAAATCTACTTCTCTATCTTTAAGAGATTCTAAATCTTTTAACTTGGTTGCAATCTCATCTTTATGTTGGGGATTAATATCTGATTTTTCAATAAAATTAGTTACAATCTTCTTTTGTTCTTTAGACATTTTAGTAAAGTCTTTAGCAAAAGAATATGGTGTAATTAATAATCCTGGTATAATTGTAGATAATTGTTGTGCACTTTGAGGATCTTCTCCAAATAAAACATTACTTATTTGTTCACCTAACTCTTTAGTTCTAGCTTTAGAGTTATCTAAACCTTGAGCAGAATACATTAATAATTCTTTTACATCAGGGTGAGCATTAGGAAATAACTTAGTTATTTGATTATAAGTTTCTTCAACTTTAGCAATCTTATCTAATCTCTCTTGTACATATTTTTGTACTGCACTTTTACCAGTAATTGCTTCAATATTAGCTTTATTCTCTACATTGATTTCAATACCATAATTAGTTTTTAATTCTTCAATAGTTAAATTTTTAAAGTTATTTAGCTCTTGTTTAGTTTCATCTAATTTACCATTTTGTAATCTATTATAAACATATGAGAACATCATATCTTCATTAGCATTATGATAATTAAAATCATCATTAGCTGCTATTGCATCATCTTTAGCTTCAGTAATATTTGCTGATCTAACATAATTATCTAAAAACTTCTTTCTTAAGTCTTCAGCTTTATATTTATTTAAAGATTCCACAGCTTGAGCTGTAATCTTATCTTCAGGATTAGTTATAAATTCATCTTTAAATGCTTTACGTCCTTGAGTAGCTAATACAATACCTGGAGAAGTAATTCCTGCAGATAATGCACCAATAATACCTGAATGCCATCCTTCTTGAGTACCATAAGCATCAGCCATACCTTTAGAAAATGAATCTAAGAAGTCTGCTGCATTAGGGTTATAATATTTTTTAACATAATAATCTTCAGCAGTTTTACCAATAGCAAATTGTAGCATCTCTTGATTACCTTCAGATAACATTGGAGTACCAATTTTACCAGCTCTATAACCTAAATTAGCATATTTACCTTTTTCAACAGCTTTGTAAGCTTGAGTAGCTTCATCAAATACGGTAGTCTTATTAGCAATTTTAGCAAAGTCATTAGTCTTATTACCAAACATTGTTTTACCAAAAGTTAACCAGTTGTCAGCCATAATTACTGGTAAGTTCATACCAAAGGTCATATCACCTGCTTGTTTTGCCATCATATCTACATATGCTAACTCACCTTCAGTCATTTGTTTCTCATTACCAAAATCATCATGAGTTAGTTTATATCTAATATTTTTTTCAGTTTCACGAGCTTCAGCTCCAGCTTCACCAGTAGCGGATGTTAATGCTATAGTCCCTTGTCTAGCACCATCTTTAATTAATTTTTTAGTAGAAGCATTAGCAACATCTTTTAAACCTTCAGTAACACCTTGTTGAGTTACTGATTCAATAATACCTGCCGCTTCAGCAGTACTTCCTGCTGCACCTAAAGCTTTACCTGCAATAGATAATCCTTTACTCCAAGCAGCACCAGTTAATGCAGCACCAATACTAGTACCTGCACCACCCATAATATCTCTAAAGATAGTATTTGCATGCCATAATTTAGCTAAACCTTGATCTGTAGATTCTTCTTTATCTGAATAAAATGGATTACTTTTATCAACTGCAGCATTAATCTTATCTAATGTTTGAGTTAAATCATTATTGTAATATGAATTAAAATCACCATTAGCTAATGCTGCTACAGTACCATAAAAAGGATTTATAATACCTTCTGCAGCAGTAGTAAGAGTTTTACCTGCCATACCAACTAACCCATTACCTGCTTTAGTCCAATTAGATTGTCTTTCTCCACGGAGATAATTATAATCTCCAGTTTTTAATTCATTCCAAGAAGTTTCTTGAGGTTTATCATATTGTGAAGTTCCAAAATCAGAAGCCTGTAACCCAAAAGTATCTCCACTTTCAATATCTAATTGTTTAGATTGTTTTCCAGTTAAAGATTGTAATTGTTTATTTGGATCAAATGTAATTGGTGTAATTATAGGATTTTCTGGCATGGTTTATTGTTTAGTTTGTTCAAATGCTCCTGCATAATTTCTTTGCAAGTAATCTCTTTCTGATGCATGAATATCTCCAAGTGTCATAACTTCTGTTTGACCACTTTCAGTATCCACTCTTAAAACCTTATCATCTGCTTCATTAGTAGTACCAAAACCTTTATGTTGATAAGCAACATAGTTATATTTTGGAGTACCTTTATCTGTTAAAATATCACTAGATTTAATACTTACAGGTTCATAACCATTTAATTTTGTTAAATTTTCATTTAAATGGTTAGCTAACATTAAACCCATAGGATTATTACTAGGTATTGATTTAAAATTATCTTTTAAACTACCTACAATATTATTTGCATAATCTCCAACTGTTTTATTATTACTATCAATAATTGTAGAATGACTTTGTTTTCCTTGTCTAGCTTTTAAAATATCTTGGGTTAAACCATGAGTATTTTTAGTCATAGCATTTAATGTAGCATCTCCTGGATTATAATCATAAGATTTATTTTTAGAATCCATTTTATAAGTACCTTCTTGTGGTGCAAAATAATTAATACCTCTTATAGCACCATCTTTAGCAATTTCCTCTTTATTTTTAGAAATAACCTCACCTGTACTTTGATCAACTATTTTTGCTACTTCTAATATTGGTGATTTTTTAAATACTGTATTTCCATCAGAATCTGCTGTAACTTTTCCTAATAATTCATCAGATAAATTATTACCAAATCTAGATTGTAATCCTGCTGAAGTATTACCTTGTAATTGCATATTTTGACCATAATCAGCAAGTTGTTTTTGTAATTTAGTAAAATCAGTTTTAGATTTATCTGAAGATTGTTTAGGTATTTCTAAACCTAAACCTCTAGCAGTACTAATTAAATCAGTATAAAACTTTGTAACTTGTTGATTATCTCCACCTAATTTTTTTCTTGGTTCATGATATTCACCACCTTGTGTTACATAACCCATGTGTTGTTTTTCATTATTGATAATAGGTTTACCATTATCATCAAGAATATCTACATTGATACCTAACCAACCAAGACCTGATTTGGGTGTAGCTGGTTCAGTTAATCCTTGAACTGGGTTTTGATATGTAGGCATTGGAGTATCAAATTCTTTTTTCTCTTTTCTAATATCATTAGACATACCTGTAACTTGTACATCAGTACCACCACCAGTATTACTAAATACCTGATTAGATCCTGCATTATATAAATAATCAGAAACACGTTTATATAATTCTTGTGATGTAGCATTAGGATTTTGATACCTAATTAAGTCTAAAAAATCTTTACCTTTTTCTGTTTGAATAAAATCTTCAGCCTTACGATTAGCTAAATCTCTAACCCTAGTATCTTTAACATAAGTACCATGAGAATCTTTAGTATAAATATTACCATCTTCAGGATTTAATTTTGAATTTTTAGAATCATATCCCATCTTAGCAATATCTTTCATTTGATCTCTAGCTTCAGAGGCATGATCTTGAACTTCTCCCATACCACTAAATCTAAATGGTATTAATTCACCATTTTCACCAATTAATTGTTGACCTAATTGTTTATCTTTATAAACTGCATACTTATCACCTTTTTTAGATTTATCTTCTTTATAAGCTTTATAATTTAAATAAGAATTTTCTAATTCTTGTCTAATAGGGTTATTAATAAAATCTCTCTTAACTTGTTCTAATTCTCTATTAGCATTAGGATCACCTGCAGCAATTTTAGCAGCTAAAGCATCTATCCTAGGATGAAATTCAGCATCTAATTCTTGCTTCTTTTGAATATTAGATAAACCTAATTGAGGATCATGGATTGCTGGAACATTTGCCATCAAATCATTTAACTTATAAGTATCACCTATAGCTGTATCATATTTTTGTTGCATCTTAGCACCTAAAGCACCAATAGCCTCAAAAGGCATTGGTACTCTAGTACTTACATATTGTTGTTGTTCTGAAGTATCAAATCTATTTGAAGGCATATTGTAAAGATATTAATTAATTAATTAGTAACCAAAATTATTTTTTTATTTTAAATCCTGATTTCTCCATAGCTTTTCTAAACTCAGGATTATTATAATATTGTGTCATCATATCTAAAGTTTTTTGATCCATTGAATCACCTTTAACATCTCTCATTTGATTAGCAACATTACTACCCATTGAACCAATTGCTTCACCTTTACCAGATCTATTTCTAGCTCTATTTTGTGCATTAGCAATAACTTCATTCATAGCAATTTGTGAATTAAATTGAGCATTCTGATTACCAATTTGAGAATTAGCATTATCATATTCTCTACGAACTCTACCAATATCAGCAGATGTTCCAGCTCTTAATGCTTGAGTATTACCTAACAATGTTGCAGCATTACCACCAGCACCAGTTTTTAAATTACCTAATCCTTGTCTATATTGATATTCTTTATCTTTAATTGCTTGAGTAGGATCTAAATAACTAGGTTTAACTCTTTCATAAGTTTCAACTTCTGGTTTATTATATCTACTTAAATTATAAATATTACCTGCATTATTTGCTGCAAATGTAGCAACGTTATTAGCTAAATTATTCCAATCAAATTTATTTGATGGTGGTGGAGTATCTGGTGTACTTGATCCTGCATCTAATGCTAATTTATTTAATCTATTAGCACTCCATTTATCTAAATCTGGTTTATTAAATGTATTATAAGGATCTGGTCCCATTACTTCATTAGGATCAAAACCACTATTTCTACCATTATTACCTGGTATAATTACATCATCACCTTCTCCTTCTTGTGCCATTTTAGGAGTAAATTTAACACCGTTTCCAAATTTAGGTAAATTCATTCCACCATATTTAAATCCAGTAGTCTTAACAACTTTTGGATCTACCATTTGAGTAGTACCATCCGCATAAGTTAATTTATTTCCACCACCTCTTAATAATTGATTAGTTTGCCAATTAGCAGTACTAGGAGTTTTATTTACAATACCTACAACACCACTTCCTGGTTTAAATTCTGCAAATTCAGAAGAAGGTAAACTACCAAAATTAGCAGTAGAATCTGTACCAACTCCACCACCTACATTACTAAATGTATCTGATGTTTTATTATAAGCATATTTCTTAGGGTCATAGTAGTTTAAATTTCTACCAGATTGATTTCTTGGATCCGGAGCCCAACCTTGAGTTTTATAATAGTTATCAAATTGAGATCTATTATTAAATGTTGGTATAGATGGTACTGGTGGACCACCAAATTGATACATTGGTAATTTAACACCACCCATAGCAAATTCACCTTCAGATTGTTCAGACATACCTTGAGGTTCCATCTGTTCATTATCTGTTGAAGGTAAGGTTACCCCCATACGTTTAGCATAAGCTTGAACTTTAGCTTGCTTAAAAGCTTCTTGATTTGCAAATAATGTTTCAGAATTTTTATTCTTAGCCATAGACATAAGCATTGCAGTATGTTTAGAAATATTACCATGTTTATCAGATGATAAAATCTTATCTTCTTTATTAGTATTATTAGATTTATTTAAATCTGCAAATGTTTTCTTCGTTCCAGGCATCTTAAGTTTATCTGAGAATATTAAAGAGTTTTGAGGTATATCAGTTTTAATACCACCTGCAGCATGACTAGGACCATTAAATTGTGTAAATTGACCATTAGGTGCTACAGAGTTTTCTTCTTTCTCTACTTCAGCATTAATTTGACCATTACCACCATTAGCATATTGAATACCTCCTGCACCATATTGAATAGTACCACCATACATTGCTTCTGGAATTTTTGTTTTTTGACCATTCATAAATCCTCCAGCCATTGATCCAACTTGACCTGCTATATTACCTATTTGTCCAGATTTATCTCCTTCATTATAAATAGGATTACCTTGAGAGTCATAACCATTAAATCCTTGTTCATTCTGTGGTCCAAATTGATTATATGCTCCACCAGTCATTTGTTGACCAGCAGAAATAAGTTGACCGGATCCTGGTACTACTGCATTTGCTACTATTGGAGCTGCTGCTTTAGCTACTGCACCAGTAACATTAGTTACTTGATTAAATTTATTAGCAGAGTTACCTTGATAATTAATACCTTTACCTGCACCGATAGCATCAACCCCTAAAGCATTTAGTGATGTATCAGCAATACCTAATCCATAATTTTTAAAAAAATTACCTACATTAGATTTATCTTTAGAGTCAAATCCTCCACCAAATTTATATTTGGGTATTTTATTAGTCTTTTTCATGGATATAACTTAATTAGTTATTGTATTATATAATATAATGTATTTCAGTGGTATAAACAAACAATAATCCAAGTTTATGATAACTTGGATTATTATAGTATTTTGTATAATTTTTAAAATTATCTATCAGATATTCTAAATAATGTTTTAATATTGTGAACCACAAACCTTAATCCTAAGAGATTATTATAACTTAGATCTATATTCACCCACTTATCTCTTAACCTATCACCAAATGTAGTTTTTGTAAGTTTAGATGGATCAAATATAGATGATGTGGATACAGGATAAACATCATAGTTAAATTTATTTCTAGGTATCTGTAAATTAAATCCTTGTTCAACTTTTCTAATGTTACCTCCTTTAGTAATATCTAAAGGAACCCAATCAGTATTTTGATATTCATTATATAATCTAACTTGATTAAATGTAGAATCTTTAACATTAACATCATCTGGATAACTTGGTAAAGTTATTGAACCAGGATATATATTTAAATCATCTGACCATTCAATATTATCATTAATTGCTTCTGTCATCATTGTTAAATTATCAAACACTTTAGTATATAAAGGTTGTTCATTAACAATAAGTTTTAAAGTACTTGGGTATATAATATCATAAAATTTAGAATAAGTACCATAATTATGTAAAAATATCTTTTTATTATTTGAGGTATTATTTACTACAGATAGCAAATACTTATTATTGTTTATATACATATTAGGTACAAAAGAATACATTGACACAAAAACATTTAAATATTCTGAAAAACTTATTGTATAATTTTCATCAGAAGTATTTGATACTTCATTTAAATTATTTTTAATAGTAAATAAAAATTCATTATTTTGATAATCATAAGTTGTAAGTAATCCCTTACCTATAATTGGATTATCATAATTAATAATATTATCATGTAATCTTTTAATAATAAAATTACGTTGTCCTTTTGTATCACTAATTGGTGTTAATGTTTCTCCATTAAATGTAAATATCTTTTTTTGTCTAATATCAATAAATGCTATTGTATTTTGAGATTTATATACTGACCATTGATGTCTAGTACCAATATCTAAGGCTTTATAAAAATGTTTTTGAATTATAGATATACTAGATCCTAACTTAATAGGTGCTCCAGATGTAATATCATTAACCATTGATACAGGATTAATCATCAACATCCCAAATCCTTTTTCTTGTATAAAATATACATTTTGATTTAAAGATATTAATGAAGTAATTCCACCATAATTACCTTCTACATCATAAAATTGATTTATAGGGTATACTGACCAAGAATCAGAAGTCTCATTATCATATTTAACTTCTGAAATATATATTCTATTTCTCCACTCATCATTTACAATAAAATCTACAGGTTTAGGAATAAATTTAGTAGTTGTTTTTTCATTACTATGATAATTTTGATAAACATAATCATCTATCGCGGTTGGATAATACCATGTACCACTTGTTAAATTTTTATCAAAATGTGAACCTCCTCTAACTGCTTGATTGTTAACATTAGTACAAGGAATATAGAACATATTAGACATTCTAGCATTAGCAACACTAGTTGTTGCACCAAGTACTGAACCTGTTTGAGTTGGACTTGGTGGATCATTTGGATAGTATCTATACTCTGTACCTGTACTATCTTTAATCATTTTTTGTAAATCCCAATTATTGATAAATACATCACCATTAAAAACATTAGAAGTTACTATTTTATTATTTACTAAAATATTATTATTTCTAATTAATGGTATAAAACTACCACAAGCAATATATTCATTACTTGATCTATTTGTGTATGTATTACCTCCATATTGTTTAGGATTAGGTCTGTAATATAATGCCATTAGTTTTTCACCATTTGTATCATCAGCACCAAAAGTAGTACTTGAACTAATACTGTTAGCACCATCATATGTAGTTAACATAGTAGCGGCTCCTTGACCTGGTATTGTACCATCGCCACCAGGACCAAATACATTCATATAATTATTATAAGCATTAAATCCTGTTTCAACAGCAGTTAATGTTGATCCTGCATTACAAAATAACCCTTTTGATATTGTTCTATTAACATTAACATTACTTCTTGAATATGTAGTATTATCATAATAAAACAACATATAAATTGGTGTTTCTTCAGCATCAAAACCTGTAACAAATCTTGATCCATCAAATAATGGACTACCATAATATAATTGAGTATTTGTACGACTACTATTAGTTAAATATGCTTGTAAATCATAAAAAGCAGTTCTATATCTACTTAAATTACTAGGACCTCTAAAATTAATAGGTTTAACTTTAGACCTAATTAACATTTTATCACCTGCTTGATGTGTAAATTCTCCAAGCATATAATCAAAACAATCAAATGTTAACATTCTATCTGAAACTGTACCATCATTATTAGTAGTAGCTTGAGCTAAAGTTTCAATACTATCTTCGTTTGGCCAAGGTCTATATGGAAATCCAAAATTAGGTATAGGTAAAACTGTAGATGCAGGATAAAATTCAGCAGTATCTTTATACATACCTCCACCTAAATTAGCAAAATCAACAGTTGATTCTTTATATGTATTTGTTAACATACCATAACCCAACATTGTTCTATTTTCTCTAGTTCTTTCAACTCTAACTATTTGATAACCACCAATTAAATTAGATATTGCTGAAACATCTACTTTAAATTTAATATATAATGATCTACCATATATACTGTTAGTACCAGCATAAAAAAATGAATTTCTAAAATCAGATATACCAGCAGCTATTTCTAAAGCTGTTAGATTATTACAAGTATCATTATAACTAGGCATTTTAATATCACCTATCCATTCTGTAAAATATGGAACTCCTTGTAAATCAAAGAATTGAATACCAAATCTATAAATTTCTTCTTGTTGAAATCCTTTTAATAAAGAAGTATAATATGGATTTTTAGAAGTACCTACACCATTAATTGGGTATGTTTGATTATCTGAATCTGTTGTCCCTAGAATTAAATCTGAAGGATTAGGTACTCCAGATATACCTATTGTTTTATAACTATACGGTGGTCCACCAGCTGATACAGTATCTAAAAACCAATCATTACTAACAGAACCTGCTACTGCTAAATTTGTAAGTAAAATATTTTCAGTACCAAACTCATAACTAATATATTTACCAGAACCACCTAAAATAGAAGTACCAGGTTTATAATAACATTCACGAGTAGTATCAATATCTCCTGTAGAATTATAATATTGATTAATATTATCATCAGAACGAGGAGATGCTATAGCAGTAGTTAAATTTAATGTTGTTTGTACTCCATTATTTGTTACTAATATATCTTCAGTATTTGAAGTATGTGCTCTAAATGCTCTAGCATCAAATATTTCACTAATTTGTTTTTGTTTAACCAATTTAACATTACCCCAAAATAATCTATTATCTTTAGTTTCAACAGTTTTAGCATGTGTAAATCCAGAAGATAATGTTAAATATTCTTCTACAGTAATTGTATCTAGATCTGCTAAACTAGCAAGTGTAAATATATAAGGATTTGTTGTAGATATACTATCTGGTGGTATTGAATAAATAATTGGTAAATCTGTTTTATAAGATCTATACAAAACAAAAAATTCAATAGTATCCCAAGAAGTATCTATGTTCCAAATATTCCATCTGATACCTCTACCAGAAGAACCCATACTTACTGCTGATTCATATGACATAAACCCTGTAGCACCTGTACTACTCTCATCTCCTTGAAGATTAACAATATTAGATGTTTGTGAAAAATTACTTATAGAACCTGTTGTTTTTTTTAATCTATAACATACTTCATAAGTACCTTGTGTTAATGAACCACTTGTAAACGATGTTAATAATGGTATTTCAAAAGATGTAGCTGGAAATACAGATAATTGTGTAGGATCTAAAGCCATTAATTGGGGATCACTTACAAGAACTGTTCTTATTGCATTATAAAAATCTGTCCAATATAATCTTTGAATACCTCTACTTTCATATCTTCCTAATATTGCACTTGGTGCAATAGGATGAAATTTAGTAAAATCTAATTTATTATTATAAATTAATGTTAATGTAGAGATTCTTGTAATATCATCAATTGTCAATTTCCAAATAGTACCTAAGTTACTAAATGAATCATTTGGATGAGGATTAATTTCAGTATCATCATCTATAGCAGTTAATAAATAAATATCATCATCAATGTATCCAGAACCTATTAATATTAAATTACTAGATCCTATTAAATAAGATACTTGTGTAGTACTTCTAGTATTTGTAAAATCTACAAATGAAATTCTAGTTATTGCTGTAATAGGATTACTTAATGTTATAGAAATAACTAATGTTACAGGTATACTTGTTACTAATGTATATACTGGTTGTTGATAAATAACTACATAATCATCTAAATAACTTACTGCAAATACAGGAGTAGTTGGTGTACCACTTGTTGATTCAAAACAATTAGGTAATGCTTTTAATAAATTATAAATATCTAATCCAGTAGTAGCAGAATCTACATTTAATGATACTGTAGTACTACCATTAATTGTTATAGTAATAATACCAGAATCAGTAGCTCCAACAGTTCCTGTAGGTGTTACTATTAATTTATAACAATCTTTTAGTATTGGAAAAGTAATTGAATGTTCATTACCTTTAATATTAACCAATGATCCATTAGAACTTCCCAATGTAGTTATACCTCTAAAATTGAGAGCTTGTACATATGAATTATTGTTATGTATTACTTTAGATATATCTGAAGACATACCTTGTGAGAATGATGATATACTTTCCATATTATCTTAAATTTCTACGTTCTGCTGATTCAATATTTCTAAATCCATTGTTATACTCTCCTTGTTTAGGAATAAGTCTAACCCAAACTCGCTTGAGGCGTTCCATTTGTGAACTATCAGGCATATTAGCTGAACCTCTAGCACTATTCACATAGAATAACCAATCTACTTTAGATTCTTGATATACTTTATCTGGAATTAAACCTTTTCTAAACTGTATTCTATCCAACATATAAGTACAATAAGCTTTTAAAGCTTTATCAAAATATACATCATCTGGAACTAAAGGATAGCCTTCATTATCTACAGGTATACCTAAGTATACAATACATAAATCACCAGATTCTAATGATGTATTTATAAAACCATCAGATATATAAAAATTATAATCTGTACAACAAGTTGGTACAGTATTACATTCTGGACATTGATAATTATTAGCTGCAGATTTAGTAGACCAAGATAACGGTTTACCATTAAATGTTATATCTTTAGGAAATGCAAAACCACAAGGTAGTTGTACTCTATGATTAACTACTGTTAAAACAGCAGACTTTTCTTCCATTTGAGAATAAGAACCAATAAGACTTAACCCTTCAGCAATCCATTCAATAATTGAAGATTCACCTAATTCTGTATTTATATCTAAATCTCTATATAGACCTGCTATAATTGATTTAGATGATTTAAAATTTACTATCATTGTTTACGGGATAATTGTGAATAATAATCAAATCCTGGAGTACTTTTAATATGTACAGGAATTGCTCTTGATGCTTCTCTACAGGGTTGAAATTTATAATACTTTTTACCTGTTAATTTTAATTTAGTTTTATCCCACTTCCATTTATATCTAAATGGTTGATCATAATAAACTAACATTCCTTGTTTCTTAGATTCACCGTAATTTACTCTCCATCCTTTAATGTTATCTATATCAAAGTCTACATCATATTTTACAATACCTAAATAACCTAAGTTATAAGGCATTTTAAATGAACCTGCTTCAGTAACTATTTTAGATTGTAATGACTTATTAAATGCTCTAACTACTTTATAATAGATTGCATAATCTACTGGAATTCTTTTGTTATTAAAAGAAGCTCTACAATAATCTTTATAAAAATCTTTAGTACATAAATCTTTTTTATACTTACCTTCTGTTCTTTTAGTTACTTTGAATTCTATCATTTTTTACCTAATTGGTTTTGAGATAATCCATCATTACTTGTGTCATGTGGCATTTGTAAGAATGGTTGTACCTTAGTTTGCATTATAATATTAGTAATATCATTGGCCATTTTTAAAGAACAAGGATACTTACTATCCCAACTAAAACAAGGTGAACTTCCACAACTAGAAAATCCAGCTAATTCTTCCGGGTTTTCAAAGATAGCAAATATATTTATATATTCCAAAAGTAAATCAGAAGTAATATAAATATATCCATCTTTTAAATACCATTGATGTTTAGTACCTGTATACTTATTAAATCTATTATATTTAACTTCAAAAGGATTAGATTTAGATATAACATCTCCAACCGGTGTTGTTATTCTAAGTATTAAGTTATCTGAAGAAGTTTCAACTGTTGAAGGTATTTGTAATTTAGTTTTAAGTATATAACAATCAGTTGTTATAAAACAACAATCTGAAGCATCTACTAACTCTAATTCCATACAAGATAAGTCTTGTACCCAAATATCTGAAATATCTTGACGTTTAGATATAGATTGAGAAATAAGCATTGATCTTATTTCATGAAACCAAAATGCAAATTGTTCATCACTAATTCTAAAAGAGTAATTATTCTCCCCAGAATCAGCTATATTCCTAACATCTGCAACTCCTTTTCTTAGTGTAAACATAATTATTTCTTTTTATTTCTTGGTGTCCAACCTTTTAATCTATATTTAAATCCAATCATTGGTTGTTTGTTAAATGGATCATAACCTAAACTATAAGTACATTTATCTATACTTAAATCAATTGTTGGTACAATGTTTTTAACACCAACAATAACTCCAGCATGTATCTCATATTTGTAAGGTCTATAAACTAAACTATCTATTTTAACTACTGTACTATCTTTTATAATTAATGGTACTTTAAGTTTATAAGAAGGTTTAAATGAATTCAATGTTTTACCTTGTGTTACAATTTTACTATACATTTTAATATTAGAATCTTCAATACTATCATTGTATACAAAAAATCTATTCATTTCTAAACTATCTATTGGTTTAGGTTTATATAAGTTAGTATCAATATATACAGGATAAGGTACTAGTTTATCTTTAAATGATATGATAGTATCTTTAGGAAATATAGTATCTCTATAATTAATTATTGTAACTATTTTACCAGGAATAATTTCTTTAGAAGACCCACACTGCTTACCCAAATAGAAAATAATAGCAATGATAATTATTGCACATATTAATTCTATTTTATCTTTTAATTTATTTATCATATTCCGTAATAATTTTTAATACTTGTTTGGATAGAATACCTATCACTTAATGTAGGTGATCCAGCTTTTACAATAACATCTTGACAGTAACCAATAAAACCATAAGCAGAACTTTCTCCCATTAAATTAGTAATATTAAAATTATTTGTTGTTAATGTGTTTGTTTGATCTAATAATCTGGTTCCATTTTTATAACTTTGAGCATCTAAAATATCTCTATACCATTCATGTAAATCTTGATGATTTAATACATAATCAGTACCTGATTGAGCATAACCTCCAGCACCACCCAAATTATGATATATAGTACCACCTACTGAATTATAAAAACCATATCCTGCTGTTCCACCAAAAAATTCCCTAGCATTAGCTGTCCAATATAAAACTGCACTTAGTGAATATTGATTACCTAAATTTATTTGATTAGTTAGTAATAATGTTTTGTCACCACTTACTGAGTAAGAACTAGGTTTACCATTAGTTAAAATCATTGTTCCTGCAATTCCAGCTTGTGGTCTATTACCTACCGTATTATACGCATGGTTATTATTTCCACTTCTGTCATATCTAATTGACCAATAGAAATCTCGTCCAGCAGCCCAAGTTTGAACTGCTGTAATATCAATATCAAATTTATTAGATCCTGTACCTCCTATAAATCCTACCTCAAAAGTATCTAAACCATTTAATGTAGCTACTTGACCACATTTAGTTCCTGTCCAAGGAGTACCATCAAAATATTCACCATTACGCATGGCTAATATTAAAGCACATCCTTTTGGTATATTATTATAATAAGTAACATCAACCTTTTCAATTTTATAAGAAACTAAAGGAGTATTATTACCACCTATAAAATGCAATGCATTATTATAAGTTAGTGAACCTGCTGCGTGTGTATGAGGTTGTGTAGTTGGATTTCCAAATATATCTACAAGTTTAGTCCATGTAATTGCATCACTTGAATAGTATATTAATTGATGATTGCCTGACGCATTTCCACCAACTGGACTATAACCAATACTCATCCAAATTTTATTGTCAAATACATCACCACTAGGCCAAGCACTTTTAAATTCAACAGGAAGTGTAGCTATGTTTGTCCAAGTAACTCCATCAATACTTTTATATACCGAATCATTATAATTAGCAATATTACCTGGTGCAGAAGTTGTTGTAAATATAGCACCACCAATAAAATATAAATATCCATTTAATGAATACAATTTACCTGTAGACATTGTATTTGGAAATGATGCTATTGTAGTAAAATTAATACCATCTACTGTTTTGTAAACATTAGTATTATCAATACCACTACTTCTCTCTTCACCACCAACTATATAAAATTCATTGTTATGTAAACATCCAGCAGCAATATTCAATCCGCTTAAACCCCAATCTGCTGTCATTTGTTGCCAAGTTCCTGCACCATCACAAGCCCATACTGCAGTAATATCTACACCATATAATGGATCACCACCAAATATCCAAGCTTGATAACCTAACCATGAACCACAATTTAAAGCAAAGTGCATATCGTGCCAAGGAGCATCAGTTAATTGAGTAAATGTAACACCATCAACAGTTTCGTATTGCTCATTAGTGCTTGGTGTAAAATTAGCTCCACCAGCAGGATTCCAACCACCAAAAAATCTAATTTTATTATTTACTTTTTGCATCATTGGACCATCCCTCCAAGGAGTAATAGCATTATTCTTCAACATTTTCATGTTGTAATAACCATTAATAGTTGTTCCTATCTGATTAGCTAATGATGTAAAATACCATTGATTATTTGGAGTCATTTTATGTAAAGTTTTTAGTTATATTCCAATATAAAGTTGAACCATTGTAATAAAAACTTACAATATCAATACTTGTTGCAGCAGTAGATAATGTAAGTACACCAGCTCCACCTGTACCAACTTTTGAATTACTTGGTAATGTTAAAGTATAACTACCTATACCACCTTGGATAACTTCTAATGTACCATAGTCACCTTCAGATAAACCTATTAATTTTAAAGTTCTATTTGCAGTTAATGTAAGTTTAGCATTATAAGCTCTACTTACATCCCAACTAACAATAGAACCATCTATTAAAATAGTTGGTTTTTGATAAGTTATTAATTCATTAATTTTTGTAAAAAAATGTTTAGCATCATTTATAAACGCACCTGTTACAAATATACTTTTTAATTTAGGAATCATTTTATTTAGTTTTAATTGTTGTTACATAACCTCCTATTGCAATAATTGCAGAAAGTACTAATTTAGGATATTCTTTTGATATATCAAAAGTTTTCCAGTCAATAGTTAACCATGCTGTAGATACAGCTACTGAAATACCCATTATTGTGGACATATGATCAGCCCACCACTTCTTTTTTACTGTTGTCATAATTTCTTATCTATTACTTGAATTTCAAATTCTTTATATTTACTCATTTCTGTCATAAGTCTAGCTAGAGCTTTCATAGATGTACCACCTTGTAATATATCTACACCTCTAGTTCCTACTAAAATACAGCCATGGGTATCTTTTGCAAAATTTCCAGAATGTATAAGCACTCCAGTATAACCTTCAATACCACTTAATCTTGGTAATAATTTTTTAAATCTTGGTGACATATTAATAATTACAGGATAGGTTCCAGCAGGTATTGCTGTTTCACCATACAATTTAACTTCACCAGAATCATTTAGATCACCATCTCTATTATTATCTCTACAAACATCTTCTAATGTATCACATATGAATACGTCATTTAAATATAATTTACCAATAGTAGTTTTGTTTGTATAAGTATCTCTATTTAATTTTAAAATTGCTTTCATTTATCTTCTTCTATATTAGTATTATTTGGTAATATTGCAGTAGGAGGATTAAATAATAATTGTTTAGGTCTTTTTTCATCATAACCATTTTCAAGTGCTGATATTCTAACTTCTAATCCATTATTTTCATAATAAATTTTTTGTTTAATTAAAGCAATATCTGTTTTTATATCTGAGGCCCAATTAAAAGCAGTGATTATAAATCCACTTATTGTTAATATCCCTATTACTTTAGCTATTGTTATTGTGTTTTTTTGAGGAGGCATTATAAGATAGTAGTATTAATTAATTTTTTATTTAAAATATTTTCAATGTTTAATTTATCATAATCTTTTATATCAATTGTTATAATATATAACAAACATAAATTTAAACTAATAGGAATATCTGAAAGACTATAATTACCATCAGTATCAAAATTATTAACCGATACCACTTTACCAAGAGAGGTAAGTGGAGAATATCCTGAAGGTTTCCCTTTATCAAGAGTTTCAATAATTGCATTACCATCTTCCCAAAATTGATCCAATAAGATTGTTGAATTAATTGGTTTTTGGATTTTTCCTGTTGTACTATTGATGGTCTGGAAATATAAAATTTCATAATTATTATTTTCTATTGCTATATTATCTGTAACTATATTTCTGTTTAAAACAGTAAATATTTTTCTTTTTTGAAACATAACATTAATCAAATTTTTTATTTAAGTACGCTTTCATTATAATATAAGCACAATAAGAATCAAAACTATTTATTTGTTTTTCTTTCATTGCATTAGTATCATTTAATAAACCTTTCCAATAATCATATTCACCAATTCCTTCTAAACTATTAGAATTATCCAAAGTTACTAAAATAATATCTTTTGTCAAAATATTTGTTGCAATAAATTCATTAGTATCTTTATTGTAATAATTTAAATTACAATCTAATAATATTGTTTTATTAAGTTTATTATCAACAAACTTAATAAACTCTATTTCTCTTTTAAGTCCTGATTTAGGACAAATATCTGTAACTACTATCATTATTCATGGTATGCGTTAGGTGATATTACAAATTGTAATACTTGAGATGCTGTTGCTGCTCCAGATAATATCTTACCCATTACACCTATAAATTCTCCTGGATTAACAATGATAGGAGCTTCAAAATCAAATTGACAAGAAGTACCTTGTTGTCCCACTACAGCATTAATTGGTAAACTAATAACACCTATTGGTTGTGGTCTTCTAATTTTAGTTGTACCAGTAGCAAATGAAGCTGATTCTGTAGCAGCTAGAGATACTGATGTAGAACCCCAAGCTACAGCCAAAGCTAATGTTGTTGGAACTGTTGCTGAATTTGCAGCACCAGCATTTACTATATCAACTTGAATACCTCTTAAATGCATTACTCTACCTGTTTGATTTACACCACCTAAAGGATTTTGATAACTAGCAATAACTACATCTGTAGCAGAAGTAGCAGCAGCATTCATTTGAAATATACCTCCTAAAAAAGCACCTAATGCAGCAGTAGTATTTGTTGCAGCAGCAGCAGTAGGTAATGCAGTATTAGCCCATTGTACTTGTGGAACACCATTTGTATAAGTACCACCATCTAACGCTTGTAAACCTAAACCAGATCTTGCTAATTGACCACCCCATGATTTATTAGTAGCGATATCCATTAATGTTACTGTAACATCACCAATTTTTACAATCATATTTGGTGACGAACCTATGATACCATTATTATATTTTTGTATAAACAATGGTAATGATGTAGATAAAAATGCTTGTCCTTGACCTGCTGGTATAACTTGTTCACCATATAATACATCATCAATCCAATATTCAATTTCTCTTTCACCTATAACTATCGTATACTTTGAAGTTGCATTCAATGTTAATTCTGAAACTGTCGCTATTAATGTTATTTTATTAGTAACTCCAGAATTGTATCTTATACAACCCATTAATCCACCAGAAGTTAATTCAAACCAAACTCCATCTATTGGTTCAGCTGCTCCAGTAGCTACACCTAGTCCTGCTAAGAATACTTCATTAACTGTTGGTAACATTGTGAAAGTTCCAGCAAGCTCTACACAAACAGGTGCTGTCCCTATTAAAGGAAAATAACCCCAAGTTTGTAAATAAGCATAATTACCAGATACAGTAGATGTACCAGCAGCATTTACATTTAAAAAACCTGCTGACTGAGTCATAGTCATTGTAGTAAATGCATGTTTCCACAAACCTGTATTTTGAGTACTTGAATTAAATGTATGACTAAGTAATACCGTGTCCATACCAACCCTCTGTCTAAAATCTTGAGATGTTTCTGATGATTTTAAATATGCTACACCAGTTTTAGTCCCTGGATCATTTTCTGCAAATGTTCTAACCGCACCTACATTTGTAGGATTTGTTGCTACATTAGTTTCTAACACTACTTTAGCAGCATTGTTAATATTTACTTCTTGTTCATAAACGGAACCTTTAATTCTTAAACTCATTATATTATTTCTTTATAAGTTATTTTATATCTTCCCCAAGTTAAATTGTGTGCGACTGCGATAATATCAAAACTTACACCCACATTTATATTATAAGTAGATGCCATTATGTTTTCTAAATAAACATCTTCTCCTGTATGATCTACTCCATCATTTTCTACAAAACATTGAATTTTAGTTGTACTAGTAACCCATGATGCCAATACTGTTGTAACAACCAAATCATTTTCAGATAATACACCATCTTTACCAAAATCAATATTTACAGTACCAGAATGTAGTAATGGTTGATAACCACTCAAATCTACATAACTAGAAGGTAATTCCATTCTAGCAACTGTATTATCTTCAATACTTAAATCTACAGTAGGATTTGAACCACCACCAGTATTAAAAGTATACCACTCTACCATTAGTAAATCAGTATTTAATAATGTAGTAGAAGTTGCTAATGCTGTATCTACAGTATATTCTGCACTTACTCCTGTTAATACATTAGAGTAACCACTAGTAGCTAATAATGTAGGTGAACTACCCGTAGAATTAGTTTTATAAAGTAGAGCATATAACTGAGTTACTTTGGTTCCTCCTGTTTGAGTTGCATGAATATGAAATTTAACAACACCTGATGGAATAAATGTAATGCTTGGACTTCCTAAATTAGTAATAAAAGTAGTTAGTTTAGTCCCGCTAGGCACGGAAGGTGTTCCAGGAATAACTTGTAGCACTCCTACAGAAGGAGTTTTAGTCATTGTGTAATAAGTACCAACTATAGTAGAAAGTGTCTTATAATAGAAGTATGCAGTTAATCCACTAGATGCTTGTATAATTTGATTATTAACTGCTTCTGTAGTAGGTAATGTTGCATTATCAATAACTGTAAAATCTGTTACTACTTGACTATCATCAACTTTAGCATCTAAAACAGATTGTAAATCAGTTTGACTAGACAATAAACCAGTTATGGTTCCCCATACAGAAGAACCTCCACTACCACTAGCAGCCATTGCACTAGTAAATATTTTAAACTTTTTAAATAAACTATTACTCATAGTGTTTATTTATAATACTGAATGTGTAAAGTATGTGTACCAGCACCTACTTGTATTGCTCTAAAGTTTTCTAAATTAGAACGACCAGTTACATCAAATGCATCTAAGTTACTTCTAACAATACCATCAGTTGTTGTAGGTGGTACTTTATCACCTATTTCTAGATAACGTATAGCAGGTGTAGTAATACTTGATTCTACACTAATCATTGCATATGTTGCACCAGTAGGTACAGTTAAACTAACTACAGATCCTGCAACTGTTAATTTTTGATAAGCAAAAGCTAATAAATTATATTTATTTAACCTTACTAATTCTGCAAGAAAACTCTTGCTTTGATTACCGAATAAACCACTCATTTTATTTTATATTTTATATTAATTGACAAGGGCATATTTCACAAGCCTCCATTAATTTATTCATAATTATTTCAAACTCTACTTCTGTTAAACAATTTGAAAGTGTTGTACAAGTACCTAATTGTATTAAATCACCAACTAATGATGTTATACTTCCTGTACCAGAATCATAATATAATATCATACTTTCAACACTACATTGTAGTGTAAATGTTACAGATGTTGAAGTTGTACCATCAACAGAACCAATATCAACTTGATTGTGAGATATATATACATTTAACTCTATTAGTTTTAATATTAATAATTCTAATATTGTAGAAACACCATCACCAATAAAAGGATAATTAACATCATTTATAATAATTTCATATACTCTAGATAAAGTTGTTACTTTATTTAAATAAAAAAAAGAAGGATTAGCTGTTGTAAAATTAATTATTGTATTATTATTTATTGCTGTATTATTATAACATCGTGCAGCATTAAAATAATCATTCATTAGTTTTAACTTAACTACTTCAGAATCTGCACAACTATCTCCAATAGATAATAATTTAGATACCTTTACAGCATATCTACCAATACAACATAAACTGTTAGTTAATACTAAATTTATATTTTCATCAGTCATATTCTTATCCTAAAATTACAACTCTAAATATACCTATAGCACCACCTGTTGTTAATGTCATATTTCCAGTACTCCCATCTACTTTACAATTAAATGTATAAGTACCTAATGTAGGAGTATTTGTTAATAATTGCCAATATGATGAACCTTGTAATACAACAAAATACCACATTTGTACATGTATATCTACAAATAAATTTAATTCTGTACCACTAACAACACAACCATTAGGAGTAACTTCACAAGTTGCTCTTTCTAAATAACTTACAGTTAAAGTTTGTTCAACATCACTAGTTGTAAATGTTTTAATTAATTTATAAGCACTAGTTCCATTGGTACCATTGGTCCCATTTGTTCCGTTAGTACCATTTGTTCCATTAGTGCCTGGTGGACCTGTTGCCCCAGTTTCACCTATTGGTATTTCTAAAGATTTGCAATCATCACACATAGTATATAATATAAGGTTTTAATTTGTTATTTGCAAGTTTTACATGCACTATTTAAGCATAATTTTGTAAGTATTTTTAAAATACTAGCAAACACTGTAGAATCTCCACATTGTGCTGCTTTTTTTAAAGATTCTAACATTGACCACGCAGTAAGGTAATTTTTTTGAGATACATTATCATTACAACAATCACATGATTCTACATAAGGTAACATCTTAGTTACACAACATTCTGAATTACAAAAGAAGTATTGATAAATTGTTTTAGTATATATTACATCTGGTTCTCCCGCAACAGTTACAGTATATGTAAAAGTATATTTACCATCACTTAATGTTGTTAAAGACGATATTAAATAACCATTAAGAGTAAGGTCTTTTACAGGGAATCCTACAGCAAATAAATCAATTGTTGTAATTACACCTAATGGATCTGTTACAGTTAATACTGCACTAGTAACAACGGTTGTATCTATATTAGGAGTACCATAACCTGTTAAGTTATTTATAGCATTATATGTACCAGTAAGTTCTTTAAAGGTATAGTCTTTACAATTACTTGCTTGACAGATTGAAAATTTTAGAGCTAATGCCATTTGTTATTATATTGTTTTAAATAAGTAAAGCCCCTGGAAACTTTCAGGAAGAAAAAACCAGGGGCTTATTATACTAATTAAGGCTTTAAAGTTTGACACATCAGAATGATGTGGTGATCAGTCTAAGAACTAGACTGCGAATGTTAAGACTGCTGCAGATGGTGTAGCTGCTAACCAAGTATTTAACTTAGATAACAATGATGCACCTTCTGTAGAACCAGTTGCAATTGCTGTATAAGCAGCACCTGCATCAATAGCTGGAGTTGCAATATATACTGATTTACGAGCTACAGATACTAAATCTGCACCGGATGTAAATGAGTTGTCAGCAAATTCAAGAATTAAGATACTATAGAAGTATTTAACTTTTACTGCAGATCCACCACCAATTGCTGGAACTACTGTTGTTAATACAGCTACTGTCGTACTAATAAAATATTTTACTTCATACATTATACCATTTAATTCTACTAATTCACCTACACGGATCATAGCTGCTACTGTAGCAGAAAAAGTTACAGTATCTTCACCTACAACACCAGTTACAGTTGGAACAATTGCTGCAGTTAAATAACCAGTAGTAGCTACGTTAAATTCTACATTTTGTGTTGGCCATAATCTACGGTTAGATAAACCTTCATATTGATAATCAAAGTTTTCTTTGTTATAAATATAGTTATAAGTTCCTTCTCCATAAGAGTTAGCTTGAATTTGTGTACAAGTTGTAGTAGCACCAAACCCTGTAGCATCTTCTACATGAACTGAGAAGTATACACGATTTTCTTTATAAGTTGAACTACGGAATTGGTTAATATCTAATGCTGTAATTTCTACACCATAATTAGCTGCTCCTGTTAAACCATAAATACCAGTACCATCACCTACTACTACTGCAACAACTAATGTTTTAAATCCACCATTGTTGATTTGAGCAGCTGCCTGAGTAGCAATTGTTAATTGTGTAGCTGTAGCTGCTGATAAAAAGTTACCTCTTAATACTTCAGGACGTTCAGAATACAAAGATTTATCATTTTTAAATCTGATATTAAATGTGTAATCAGTTGAAGGATTAACTTCAATTGTACCTGTAGCTGTTTTACGGTTATAACCAATTGCCCATACTTCACGAGTTGCTGGAGAATAACGTTTACCACGAGCAGAAGTTACAGATCTACCATTGATAGACATTGATTTTTTAAATGATCCATCAGCAAATGTTTCAGAAACTGTAATAGATTCTGAAGCACCACCAGCAGCATAAGCTGAAGCTAAGATGGTTTGGTCTTGACCAAATACTCCTAGTTTACCTGGAGTTAATGTATTAACAGTAGTTTCTAATGCTGTACCGTTTCCTACAAAAGTGTTTGTTACTTTATGAATTGACATTGTTTTTTAATTTTTAAGATTTATTAATTGTATTATTAGTTGATTACTTGAAAGTGAATTTTAACTACATCATTTAATGCTGCTGAAATATGCACATTTAATAGACGTATTTTAAATGATCCTGCTGCTACTGCTTCAATAAGTGCTACCGGAAATCCAGTTTTACCATTTGCATATTCTACTTGTACTTTAACTACAGATGCTGCAGTTACTTTAGAATTAGTTACTGTAAATGGACCTGCTACAGTACTTGCTGCAGTGGTTAATGATACAGTTGTAATTACTCCTTTAGTTGCATTAGTAGTAACTGCCGTAGTAATATTAGTACCCTGTGTTACTGTTCCTAATGTACCATTAATATAATTGATCATTTCATCAATTTTACTAGATAGTATTTTAACATTTGGAATCTGAGCTCCTAAAAAGTATTTAGGTGAGATTGTTAGTATTGCCATTGTTTAATTTGTTATTCGTTAGTGTTATTTATTAATGGGTTAAATGTTTGTGAACGCTTACCCTCTATTCCCTCTAATGCTATTGACACTGCTTGATCTACTATTTCAGAATGTGTATGCTCAGATAATTCAAAAGTAGTTCCTAAAGTTATACTTACTCTTTGAGGTTCTTTAACATATCTCATTCTATAACTTACTATTATACAAGATGATAATAATTCAACTCTACCATTCTCCATTAACCTTAGAACTTTAGCTTCATTAGGTTTTCTGAATGGATCTAAAATAACTTTAGAGAATTCAGAGTGACTTATTGGTACTACTTCAACTAGTTGTGTTACATTTGTTCCACACATGTTACAAGTAATATTACATCTTTCTTGAACAGTAAACCAATGATCTGTAGGAAGAATTAAAAATCTAGCAGTAGGATCAATATTATCTGAAGCATAAGCTAATGGTGTTAATATTGAATTAACTGTTATATTTTTTAAATCTTCAGTACGTTTCTCAGTTTCTTCAAAAGACTGTCTTTTATTATTAGTAGGTCCATAACGCTGTTTAACAAATCTATCTTGAGCATTATTTAGAATTAAATCTATTTCTTCAGGTAAAAAATTAGGTACATTTAAAGTATCTAACTTATCACATCTAAATTTAAATTCTTGATGTAGCTCTAATATTGTCATTACTCAGCTTTAGTTTTCTTAGGTTTTAATTTACTTTCTAATGCTAATTTAATAGCTTGGTTTTTCATATCTGATAAATAACTTACAACCTCATCAGTTGAACTACCTAAAAGATCTTCACCATTATAGAAGTAAGTTCCTTTTTGTTTAAGTATATCTTTCTCAATTAATGCTTTTACTAAAGCTCTAGTTGGAGTATCTTTAGCAGTAGCTAATCTAATAAATTCTTTAAAGTCTTTTTTAACTTCTTTAAACAATTCAGTTTTAACCATTGTTTCAGACATTGAATCTACACCTTTTTTACCATAGATTCTTAATAGACCTCTTCTTTCTTCTACTGTTGTGTTATGAAAAGCTTCCATAGCAGCAAACTCGAATTCCATTTTAGCATCTTCAATTTTAGAAGCAGCTTCTGGATCATATATATAAAATCTTGCTGTTGAATTACCAACTACATCATGCTCGGTATTTGCTATCCAATCATGTTGTTGCAACATTTTAAATTTTAATTCATCATAACCTGTTACAATATTAAATATTGTTAACTTGTCATTTCTCAATCTTACTTCCATATCTGACCAAAAATCAGTATTTCTTTTACTTAAAGTACCTTTTGGTAAGTTTAACTCTTTTTCATAATGTTCTTCATCAGCTACTGACAATCCGGTTTTATATAAACCATTTTGACTAAGTTGTGCTCCCATTATTACAGTTAAAGTCTTATTGTAATAAGATTGACCTGAAAACTTATTTCTTATGATAGGTCTAATAACATAAGATTTTATTCCTTGTTCTTCCATTTGTTTTAATAATTTGCCTTATTAGTTTAAAAATAAAGAGTGTTTGAGGCACACTCTTCAAAGCCTTTATTTTAATCTAGCTAATGCTAGAAGCATCTAAAATTAATTGAGCTGCATCACTTGGGTCACGTAACATGATACCACATTCAGTCATTGCTTCAAATGTGTAACCATCTACAGAAGTAGCAGATGAACCATTTTTCTTAGGTCCATAAGGGCCATACATTCCTTCAATGTAAGTTGTTACCATCTCACGATCTTTAGAATATACTTTTTGGATATTTGGTTCTCCTTTGTTATAAGACTTA